TTTCTGCTAACGCTCGGTTCGCAGTATTACTACGATGCCGAGGCGATCAAAGAGTCGTACAGCGAAGCGACCCGCCGTCAAGCGGCAGATGGCCGGCTAATCGTCACCGACATCCGTAGCGGTTCCATCGGGAAACTACGCTCCGAGGGGCAATACGGGATGTGTACCCGTAAGGATCGAGCGCCCCGCCGGACCATCGAGCTAGGAGCGGGGCGAAACCGCCGGTCGGTCTGGACGATTGCGCCGGGGAACCACCCGGGTAGCCACTGTGCTGTGTTCCCTCCAGAGCTAGTACGCCTCTGCCTAGCTGCGGGAACGAGCCGCTACGGGGCCTGCCCTACTTGCGGCCGTGGCTGGGAAAGGGTTGTGTCTAGACGGCCCTATACGAAACAACAACCTATGCGCCGAAAACCCGACTCCCCTTACAAACAACACGGCAGAGAATTGAACCAGGCGGGCGGGGGCTATTGGCCTTCGACTACGGTGGGCTGGAGACCTGGCTGCGATTGCTACGGGGTTCCCCGGATCGAAGACCCGCCCCGGAACCTACCGCTAGGTTCTTGGCCTTCGACTACGGTGGGCTGGAGACCTGGCTGCGATTGCTACGGGGTTCCCCGGATCGAAGACCCGCCCCGGAACCTACCGCTAGGTTCTCGGGGGATGGACCGATGGCGCAGACGATGGCGGGCGTTGTCCAAGGCGTATAATAAGCTGGTAGTAGAGCCTCAACTAGTGTTGGACCCGTTCGTGGGTAGCGGTACGACCGTTGTAGTGGCGTTGGGCCTAGGGCTGCGATGCTGGGGAATAGACCTTTCGGAGACCTACCTGAAAAACGATGCGATACCCCGGATTCAAGGTGCGATGCTCGACCACCCCGGCTTGGCCCCGCTGATCGGGGCGGGTCAGCAAGCGCCCGTACTAGGACGGACGGTTAACGATGGCTAGATCACTCGACCATAAACTCACGGACCGACAGCTAGTCTTTGTAGCGGAGTATCTAGTTGACTACAACGGGGCTAGAGCCGCTAAGGCCGCCGGGTATAAGCGACCATCGCATGCGGCCGCTCGACTACTGAAAACCCCGCACGTTAAGGCTGCTATTCAAGAGCAAGTACGGCGGGATAACCGCCAACGGGAATTGACTCACGAGGAGATTCTAACCCAGCTGTACTACCTAGTCACCCGAGACGTAGGTGAGATGGTCGATGACGAAGGAGCAGTGCTTCCTGTCCCGTTGATGAGCGAGCGAGCGCGCGCGGTTATCGACGGGCTAGACCAGGTGGTAACCATCGACCTAGAGCGGGGTGAGAAAAAGGTTCGCACCCGTCTGCGGTTGTCTCCGAAGCTAGGAGCGGTTGACCTAGCGATGAAACATAAGGGTCTCTTGGCCCCTGAGCGTCACCAGATCGAGGCTACGGCGAAAGACGGAATCGACTGGGACGCGCTAGCTACCCCGCCGACGGAAACGAACCCCGTAGAACAAGAGCTATTGGCCCAAGAGCCACCGAACGAAACGGAAGGAAACTCCAATGCGTAAACTCCGAGGACCACTGCTTTGGGTAGGGGGAAAGGGTCAGATGGTAAGCAAAATAGTGCCGATTCTAGAACGATGGCCCCACCAAACCTACGTCGAGCCGTTCGGGGGCGGAGCTAGTTTGTTGCTATCGAAAGACCCGGTTGGGATGGAAGTGTATAACGATATAGACCGGGGGTTATACGACTTCTTCACCGTAATATCCGACCCTAAATTGTTTCATCAATTTTACCGTCGAGTGGCCGTGCTTCCCTATAGCCGAAAGCTATATTGCGATTGCCGAGTTAACTGGTCGAAGCAAACTGATCTGGTTAAGCGAGTCGCTATGTGGTTTGTAGTTGCCCGTCAATCATTCGGCGGAAATTTTGGGCATAGCTGGGGCTACTCGGTATCAACTATTACCCGGAGGATGCCTAAGACCGTTAGCGCTTGGTTATCGACTATCGAAGGGTTACCCGAAGTACACGCCCGTTTCCAGCGAGTTCAAATTGAGTGCAGCGATTTTCGTTCGGTCTTAAAGAGCTATGATACGCCTAAAACCTTGTTCTATTGCGACCCTCCATACGTACTAACGACTAGGAAGGGATCGGTGTACTCGCATGAGCTAACAGTAAGCGATCATGAATCGTTAACCGAGTCGCTACTGACATTAAAGGGCGCAGCGGTTTTAAGCGCCTATGAGCACCCGGTTTACCGACCGTTAGTAGATGCGGGCTGGGTAGTAAAGCGCTGGAATACGGTTTGTAGCGTGGCCGCTCGTACCCGGCTAACTGAGATTCAAGGACGAGGGGCTGCGAAGCGAAAACAACCTAGGGTAGAATGCCTATATGTTCATCCGAAGGTAGCCGAAACAGCAAAGGATTTGCTATGAGCAACGGACGGCCTAAAGAGGTTGACCCGCTACAACTAGCGAAGAAACTATGGCCACACATACGGTTCTACAAGCAGCAAGAGCAGATCATCTACTCTGTGCAGAGGAATAACGAGACGGTTGTAGCGGCGGGGAACAAGCTAGGTAAAGACTTCGTTTCAGCGTTCATCGTTCTCTGGTTTTTCCTCACTAGGGTGCCCTGCCGAATCGTTACAACTAGCGCGAAAGACGATCACCTAGACGTACTGTGGGGTGAGATTCATCGGTTCATCGCTGAGAGTGCCTACCCGCTCCGAGTCGATGAAGGCGGACCGCTAATCGTTCTTAGCCGGGAATTACGGCGGATATACAAAGGCCAGGAGTGCCCGCTCAGCTATGTCAAGGGGATGGTTGCTAGCCCCGACCGAATCGCGGCTATGCAAGGGCACCACATTGCTATGCCCCCGGACGGAAGACCGATGACCCTATTCGTTTCAGACGAAAGCTCATCGGTTCCTGACGACTACTACAAAAAGTGCGATACCTGGGCGCACCGGAAGCTGATCATCGGGAATACCTGGCCCTGCGAAAACTTTTTCAAACGGGCGATTGCGGGCGACCCGGCTAGGGGTATCCCAGGCGGAGACATACCAGCCAAAGACGGTGACTACTACTACCGCAAAGTGATTCGGATTACGGCCGAAGATAGCCCGAATATTCGGCTAGCCCGTCTTGAAATAGCCCAAGGGAAGAAACCTAGCGGGCGGATACTTGTACCAGGGGTCAAGATTTGGGATGAGTATCAACGGGAACAACTACTCTGGGATGAGATTCAGAAAGCCGTCAGCCACCGGGCGGAGTTTTACGAGGGGGCAGAGGTTAAGATGTTCCCGCCTGAATGGCTTGAAAAGTCAGCTGAGATAGCGGAGCGGTTAGGACCAAACGGACTACGGCGGGGGCGACTAACCATGGGAGTAGATAGCGCCGAAGGGGGAGACAAGACGGCTTGGGCTATCTGTTCGGAATATGGGCTAGTCGAGCTAATAGCCCAGCGAACCCCGGACACCGTACAGGTAGTCAATCAAACGATAGCTTTGGCTCGACGTTGGAACATCAGCCCAACGGACATCGTATTCGACCGGGGCGGTGGCGGTAAGCAACACGCCGACCGGCTACGCGCGCTAGGCTACCAGGGGGTGCGAACCGTAGGATTTGGCGAGTCGGCGACCCCCGAACGTCGAGCGGGTCGCATGCCGTTGAAGGACCGACGGCTAGCCGATGAGGCCCGTTACGCTTACGTCAACCGGCGGGGCCAGTTGTACGGCACCCTACGGCAACGGCTAGACCCCTCTAGCGGTCAACCGTTTGCTATCCCCCGCCAGTACGGAGAATTGCGCCGTCAGCTATCCGTGATCCCTCTGACCTATGATGAAGAGGGTAGGCTAGTGATTCTACCGAAGACCCGAAAGCAAGGCTCTAATCGGCCCAGTCTCACAGACCTAGTAGGGCATAGCCCAGATGAAGCGGACGCTCTAACGTTGGCTGTATGGGCTCAGAGCGGTGCCTCAAAGGCCGTTCGTCCAGTAGCGGGAGCTATCCGATGAGACGAGTAGTTAGAGACCTGAAACGACGTAGGCGGGTAAACCTGCGGGGGCTAATCCGCCAGCTAACCGACCCTACCACCGGGGTCGTTCCCCGACTAGATTGGAGGGCCTACTTCGAGCGGTTTTGTTCGATTCACGGGCTACATCCCGTTGTCTGGGCCGGGAAGCTATTGTTTCCCGACGGTTGGCAGTACAGCCTAACGAGCTACGCCGGGCCGGAGTTTCCCCCAGAATCGCCCGAACGGGCGAAGGCGTTGAGCCGGATATACTGGCGTCGGCGGTTGAGCATTGTAAAACGGGAGTATAATTTGCTTAGGGGGCGTTACATGGCGCTCAAAGCCCTACAGGCAACCAAGAGCGCGCCGTTGCAGCAGCGAACCCGTTGGCCGGGTTCCGCCGACGGAACCACCCAATCCCCGGACGGCCGAACCGCCGGTTGGGGAACCGTCGAAAACGTAGATTGGTTGGCTATCGAGCAACGGCTAGAGTGGCTAAAAGCGGACATCGAGCACTGCCAAAACCAGTTACAGGAGCTAGCCGATGATTGACGTTGCGCACGAACGTTCCTCTTACGCCGGGTTCCGAGACCCGATTTTGATTAACCAACTAGCCCAAGCGCTCAACGCTACTACGTTGAGCCGCGCGGCTATCGACCGGACATACGAGCCGGACCCCCGGCGGGACATCGACAAGGAATGCGGTTATCCCGACGCCGTATCCCCTCAAGAGTATCGGCGGTTGTACGACCGATGGGCTGTAGCTGCGCGGGTAGTCGAAGTGCTGCCCATGGAAAGCTGGCGGGTTCAACCGTCGGTTTACGAAGACGAAGACGTGAATCGGGAAACGGTCTTTGAGGGGGCCTGGAAAGATTTAGCTAGGGGGCTAGGGGGCGGGGTTAACTGGTACCAGAGCGAAGAATCCTACGCGATTTGGGAGATTCTTCAACGGCTTGATGTCATGTCAGGTATCGGCAGTTTTGGTGTCCTGCTGTTGGGCCTGGATGACGGTCGAGACCTGCGCGAACCGGCCGATGGGTTGGACCCGATGACGGGGGAGCTATCCCGTTCGGGAAGCCAACGGCGGTTGCTCTATTTGAGAGTGTTCGATGAGTCGTTGGTTCAAGTTGCTAAGTATGTTACTGATCCGACCAGCCCCCGATACGGGCAGCCCCTAGAGTACCAGGTTAGCTTCGCTACAATCGAAGCCCAGGACAAACAGGGCCAGGGCCTCGACATCGCTACGCGAACCGTACACTGGACCAGAGTTGTTCACGTAGCGGATAATCTAGGTTCTAGCGAAGTGTTCGGGGTACCTAGGCTCCAGCCAGTTCTGAACCACGTCCTTAATCTGCGGAAACTCTACGGCAGTGCCCCGGAGATGTACTGGCGCGGAGCGTTCTTCGGCCTATCGCTGGAAACTCACCCGCAGCTAGGGGGCGATGTAGCCGTGGACGTTGAAAGCCTACGGGACATGATGGAAAACTACGGCGAAGGTCTCCAGCGGTATCTAACCCTCATGGGCATGACCGCCCGCCCTCTGGCGCCGACCGTCGTTGATCCCACGCCTCATATCGAGGCCGACTTGAACGCTATCTGCATCAAGCTGGGTATTCCTAAGCGAATCTTTCTGGGATCGGAGCGGGGGGAGTTAGCCTCAAGCCAAGACCAGACCACTTGGAACGATAGACTACAGGAACGCCGTTCCCGTTATCTAACGCCAAGGGTGATTGTGCCGTTTATCAATCGGCTAATCGCGCTCCGCGTGCTCCCCGAGCCTAAAGACGGCTATCGAGTGTACTGGCCAGACATTGACGCTCTAACCGAGTTGGAAAAAGCAAAGGTGGCTGAGGTTAAGACCAACGCCCTGGCTAAGTACGTGGCGGGCGAAGTCGATGCCCTGATTCCGCCGATTGACTATCTGACTCGGTTCTTGGGTCTTGGTGAAGAGGAAGCGCAGACGATTCTAGCTGGAGCCGTGGAAGGAATGGAGGACAATGAGCCGGAACCGAAGCAACCGGAAGAACCGGAAGCCTAAGCTCACGGAAGAACAGCGGGAGCAGGTCGTTAAGCTGCGTCAGGCGGGGGTCTCGATTCTAGAGATTGCCAAGAGGTTTCAGTTGACTCCCCGTCAGATCACCGGGTTGTTAAACAAAAGTAGCTCGGTGTATTTGCCTACGCCTGACGAGATACGCAAACGATGCCTGGAGATTCAAGAGGGGTGGACTCCCGAAGAACGCCAAAGGCGGATGGTCCATGAGCTACCGCCCGTGATGGTGCGGATCATTCGTCAAGACCGCCGCTACAACGGACGCCGACCGGGCGCTGTTTAGGAGCAAACCTATGCCGTTGATGAGATGCCAACGTGACGGAAAACCCGGTTGGAAGTGGGGAAGGCACGGCTATTGCTACACAGGGCCTAGGGCTAAGGAACGGGCCTTGCGCCAAGCCCGTGCTATCCTAGCCCAGAACCTCAACCCCCTACAGGTTGATCCGAGTAGGACCAGTGGGTTGCGAAGACGAATGGTGGCCGACCTAAGACGGCGGTTTGATCGGCTAAAGCAAGCCATCGATCAGCTAATAGTCGAGGAAAACGCCTTCGGCCTGGTAACCCACACCCGTTGGCAGTTCGCTACTACCCCCGAGCAGCTAGCGGAGTTTGAACGGTGGTTGGAATCTAGAATATCGAGGGATGTTCTCGTTGACCAAGACTACTGGCAAGCCTACGTTGAAGAGGGCTACCGAAAGGGGATGGGTCGAGCGTTTGATGACGTACATCGTATGCAGCGCGTCAAAGCCTATGGGACCGACGCTCCATTAGAGTGGTACTACGGAACGAGGGAAGACTTTTTGGAGATGGCTTTCGGACAGCCCATAGCCGTCGAGCGGGTAAAGACGCTAGCGGCTCGAACGTTCATGGACCTTAAAGGGGCTACTCAAGCCATGGCTACTACGGTCAAACGGGTATTGGCCGACGGGCTAGTGGCTGGTCAGAATCCGAAAACGATAGCCCGCGCTATCAAAGAGCAGATCGACGGGATTGGAAAACGCCGGGCCGTTATCATCGCACGAACGGAGATCATACGGGCGCACGCCGAAGGCCAACTAGACGGTCTAGAGGCCCTAGGGGTTGATCGGGTAGGGGTTATGGTCGAATGGGAGATTACGAAGGATGGGCGGACCTGCCCCCTCTGTACTGCGCTAGACGGGGTAACGCTTCCGATTCACGAGGCGAGGGGGATGATTCCCCGTCACCCTCAATGTCGCTGCGCTTGGATCCCGGCCTACGTAGGCGAAGGAAAAGTCAAAGGCCGGGTAGCCACCCGCCGGGGTATCCGGGGGCGGGTATTGCGCAGCGTCGAGCCGGAAGGGGGATTGGAGAAAAGCCGATGGCTGGGGGCAGATCGGTTGGTCTAGGATTCTAATGGCGTGGGTCACGGAGGGAAGCTATGCAACTACAGCAACCGAAGTTCAACCGAAGGCATATCGAGCGTATTCTAGACATCGAGCGACGGGGAACGGATGACCCCTGGGATATGAAGCGGTTGCGCCGCGCTCTAAGACCTATCGGGGCGAACGGGTCGGTGATGGAAGTAGGGGGCGTGGCGGTCGGCTATCTGGTCTATCGGCCGACTTGGGAAGGGGCGAAACGGTGGGTACGACTAGAGCGGATAGTGATTGACCCGAAGTATCGGCGAAGGGGCTGCGGAACGGTGCTGATACGGCGGTTGATTTTGAAAGCGTCGGAACGGGGGGTGGAAGGTATCGTGGCCTACGTGCCGGAGCGGTTGCTAGGGGTCCAGCTGTTCCTGTCTAGCGTAGGGTTCTGGGCTACGGGGGTGCGTAGGGCGAAAGTGACGGGGGAAGATGATGAGTACCGTTTGGAGTATCCTATGTGGAGGGAGCGGTTAAACCGTAGGATGAGGGGAACGGCGGGATGAGCATACGGATCGAGCTAAGGGGATTAGAGCGGCTATCGCCTACTCAGCGAAGGCTACTAGAGGTCCTGCTGGACGGCGAAAGTCACTATAGGCGGGAGTTGATTCGATGTCTGTATGATCCTAATAGCGGGGCGGAAAGTCTAAAGGTACACCTAAGCCAACTACGTTCTCGGATACGGCCCTACGGGTTGGATATTCTCTGCGAATACCATGGGGCTAGGCGTCAATCTACGTATCGACTAGTGATGCTCATTAGTCGGTCGGAACCGGATTGATAATCCTCTAACGCTAATCTAGGGGGTTAAAAGTCGGTGAAGAAACCTTTGACGCCTGGTGGAAGCACCTTATACTCCATGGTATGGAACGGGTTGTAGTCAACTATAGTGGTAAGTCTTTGAAACGGGTAGTCTATCGGGGTAAGCGCTACCTAGTCGCCCCTATGACCCTGATCGTTCCGGGGGTGTTGAACGGAAGCCACGGGCCTTTGTACTACCCGGCCGATGAGGTGCGCGCTTCGGTTAGTCGCTGGGACGGGGTGCCGATTACGCTGAACCATCCTAGTGACCCTCTAGACGGCTCTTTCGTATCGGCTAGTGATGCTCCGGCCGAAGTGCGTTTGGGTATGGTTCGACGCCCCTGGGTTGAGCCGGACGGACGGCTAAGGGCCTACGGTTACTTTGACGAGCAGAGACTCAAGCAACTGGGCCTCTATCAACGGTTCATCGAAGGGGAACCTATCGAGCTATCAACGGGGCTATTCACCCGAAACGAACCGGCCCCGCCGAACGCCCCCTATTGGGCTATCGCGCGAGACTACCAACCCGACCACCTAGCCCTGCTCCCCGATAGCGTAGGAGCCTGTTCCGTGAAAGACGGCTGCGGTGTGTTTAATTCCGGCCCCGTACTTATGGGTCGAACGGGAACCAGTAACGATCATGCCCATACCATAACCGTTGACCCGGACGGCTACGGTTGGACTAATTGGGAGGACGGCCATATGCATCAGATCGCTGACTTCAAGGTTCGACGAGCGGGCGACCCGAGTCACGTCCACTCGTTGAATCGAGAAAAGCTAGTTGATACGGGCATGCGTACCAACGCCCCGACTAAGACGGTGGGTGGAAAGCGGTTGACCGCCGATAAGTTTGCCTACGTTCCCGACCCCGAGAAACCATCGACCTGGAAACTACCGATTCACGATAAGGCCCACGTAGCCGCGGCCGTGGCTGCTCTAGGCAAAGCAAAGGCTATCGAGGCCGCAAGGTACGTATCCCCCGAGACCAGCTGAAGGCCGTCAAAAGCCGGGTACGAAAAGCCTGGCTCAAGTTCAATCCGAAGAAAACCACTAAAGACCTTCCCTCTATCCTCAGAAACAGGAGAAACCCCGTGACTAAGCAAGAGATGATCGACTATTTGATCAAGAACAGCAACGATGATTGTTGCTGGACCGAGGCGGACCGCCCCCTGCTTAGTAAGCTGGACGGCGCCGTGCTGAAACGCTTGGCGAAGTCGTTGAAGACGAACCAGGCCAAGACTACGGCTAACCAGGGCGAACCCGCCCCGCTCACCCCCGAACAGCTAAGCGATGAGGTGTTGCTTAGCGAAGCCAAACGCCGGGGGCTGCTGGCGGAGAACGTCGAACCCGCCCCCGCCGGGGGCTGCTGGCGGAGAACGTCGAACCCGCCCCCACCGATTCCCCCCAGAAACCTACGGGCAACGCCAAGGAGACTAAGCCCATGACCGAGGAAGAATGGTTGGCCGCCGCGCCGGAGTCGATCCGTGAGGACATTGCTTTCGCCCGTAACGAAAAGGCCAAGCGAAAGCAGCAGCTGATCGAGCGGTTGACGGCTAACGTCAAAGACGAGACCCAAAAGGCCGAACACGTTAAGCGATTGAACGAGCGGAGCCTGGAAGACCTGGAGCGAGATGTTCAGCTGCTCGACGCCGTTGCTCCGCCGGAACCGAAACCGGAACCGATGCCGGTTGCTAACTGGGCCGGAGCGGCTACCCCGCCCCCGACGGTCAACCGGGAGATGGATGAGCAGGACCGCGCATCGTTCCTGCCGTTGCCTAGCTTGGTGTTCTCAGATAAGTGACCCCTAACCGAACCTCTAACCTAACAGGAGCCAACAAATGTACGGCACCGGAATCATGGTATCGTCTCACCCCAGAGGCGTGTTTCTGGAGGGCAAAGCCTCTGGAACCCTCAAGCCGGGTATGATCGTGCAGATCAAGGCCACCGACCTTGTGAGCGGTCGCCCCGTGTTTGAAAAGTACAATCGTGACGCCGACGGAAACCGGCCTCAGGGGCCGTTCTTCGTGGTGCTCGAAGATACGCTTCAGGGCAAAACCTACTCGGACAGCTACTCAGACGGCGACCGAGTGTTCGTTTACGCTCCGTTGCCGGGCGAAGAATTGAACGTGCTCTGGAGCGCTGCCGGAACCGGAACCGGCGATAGTGTGGCTATCGGCGACCTGGCTATTCCCGATGACGGAACGGGTCTGCTGATCACGACTACGGGAACCCCCGAGTGCGAACCGTTCATGGCTATGGAGGCCGTGTCCGACGTAACGGCGGAAGGCACGTTGGTTCGCTGTATGTTCACCGGCTACTGATTCCCCCCAGAACCTAACCAGCAATCAAGGAGACCCCTATGTTTGTGTTCAACGATTACGTGCTTAACGGCCGACCCCACGGACCCGTGGGCAACGCCTTGGGCCAGGTTCGTTACGACCCTGGTTTGCTCCGGCCCTACTTCGATGAAAAGGGCCGCCCCTGCGTGACGGTTAACACCGGCCGTATGCGCTGGAACGAGGAACGACAGCGTATGGAGCCGGTCTATGAGAAACGCCTGGTTCAAGAGGTAATGAACCAGGGTATCTACCACCCGGTTCTCAACGCTACTACGTTGCGCAAGGATGAGTGGATCATGCTCGATACGGCCGTTCTCCGGGCCGCCCGGGAGCGGTTGCGGGCCTGGGCCGACTTGGCCGCCGCTAATACGTTCGGCGGGTTCGACGGCATGAGCCGGATGATCCTGGAACACGAGACTATGAACGATCCGGGCGAAGCCGTCGTGGACATGGACGGTTTGAGCGAAAGCCAGGATACGAACGTGCTGTTCCAGCTGGAAGGCCTGCCCCTGCCGATTACCCACTTCGACTTCAGCTTCAGTAGCCGACGCCTGGCCGTTTCCCGAAACGGAAACACCCCGCTCGATACCGTCAAGGCGGAGATTGCCGGGCGCCGGGTAGCGGAGATGATCGAGAAAACCCTGATCGGTTCCGTCACCGGCCTTACCTACGGGAACAGCAACGACTACGGCCGAAGCCCCACGGTGTACGGTTACACCAACTTTCCGAACCGTATCACGAAGACGGACCTCACCGCCCCGACCGACTCCGGTTGGAAGCCCGAAACGTTGTTGAGCGAAGTGCTGGAGATGCGCCAGCTGCTCTACAACGCCAAATACTATGGCCCGTTCATGCTGTACCACAGCAGCGACTGGGACACGTACCTGGACGACGATTACGTTAAGGGCGACCCGTCGGCCGGAGTAGCCGGAACGAACATGACGCTTCGTCAACGGCTAGCCGCTATCGAGGGCATTCAGGGGGTCCGCCGTCTGGACTTTTTCACCGATACGTTTTCTCTGGTGATGGTTCAGATGACGGCCGACGTAGCCCGAGCCGTTATCGGCATGGACCTGACCACCGTTCAGTGGGAGACAAAAGGCGGTATGGAGTTGCACTTCAAGGTGATGGCGATCATGGTTCCGCAACTACGGGCCGACTACAACGGCAATTGCGGAATCGTTCATGCCACGACCAGCTGACGTTCCTAGCTACTATGGAGTGGAGCAATGTTGTATCGCGTTTTGATCGGACTTCACCGGGAAGGGGGCCGCACCTATCAGACGGGGGAATTGGTCTTTAGCCGAACCGATTTGACCCGACTGAATAGGGGTGGCCCCCCTAAGTTTGAAGCCGTCTATTCGGCCGAAGCCCTAGAGGCTCTGAGCACGAGTCAGCTGCGGGAATACGCTACCCGGTTGGGGGCTAATATCCCCCAGCGAGCATCGAAGCCCGCGCTGATTCAGGCTATCGTCCATCGCCTCCAAAACCCGGCCGAAACCCCCGAAACCTCAGAGGGCGATAATGACTAGGCGCGCATCGGTTAGCAAGGTTCAACAGGTACTGGGTTCCCTTTGGGACGGCTCGACCGACCTGGAACCGTTCATGTCCGCTGCCGAAGCCCTAACCGATTGGTTGGCGAGCGAAGACGGCGGAGACCAGTTGAACGCTACCCTGCTAACCGAGATCGAAGCCTACCTAGCCGCCCACTTTTACCAAGCCACCGACCTCCCCCTCCAGGCCGAGCGCGTCGGGGCTGCCACCGCCACCTACCAGGGCCGCACCGGCTACGGGCTGTCAGCTACTCAGCACGGCCAGAGGGCAATTCTCCTAGATGTATCGGGCCGACTAGCTGCCCTCAGTCGGCGGGTAGAAACTGGCGCCCGAGCCGGAGCGGCCTGGTTAGGCAAAACGGAGTCGGAGCAATTGACCTATGACGAGCGCAACTAAACCCGCCTGGACTAGACGGTTAACCGATACTGTAGTGGTCTGGCAGCGGACTAGCCGTGATCGTTACGGTCGCCCCGTTCTCGAAGACGGTGAAGAGTACCTATGCCGATGGGAATGGGAAAGCCGGTTGATTCAAAACCCGACGGGCGAACCCGTTCAGATCGAGGCCAGCATCATACTCCAAAACCCCTTACCCCTAGGAGCTATCGTCTGGAAGGGAACGCTCGTTGACCTAGCCGGAAGTACCCCCACGTCGGACCTGTTCCGAGTAGCGGGCGTCCGTTCCGTTCCTAGAGTGAACGGGCGGGGCGCTTGCGTCCAAGCGTTGCTTACCCGCTACCATGACTCGATGCCTACGGTGAGATAGTTATGCACAGCCCCCTCCATCCCCGCTACCTATCCGCCCAGCTGGTCCACCGGGAAGCCCAGGACGGCGACGTTCTGCTTTTCCGCCGTCCGGGGCTGATAGCCGTTGCGGGCCGTAGTATCTATAGCCACGCCGGGATGTACGCCACATGGGACGGCGACCCGTTCGTGCTAGAGGTTACTGGCTTTTATGGGGGCCGTGCCGTTAGCCTAGAACGCTATGTTCGTCAACGGCCGGGGCGCATAGACGTTTACCGCCTTACGGAGCCAAACGTTGACCGGGCTAGGGCCGTTCGATATATGCGTAGCCTTTGCGGTTGTAGCTACGGTTGGTTAGGGTTACTTCACGCCGCTACCCTCCACTTACCGCTAATCCGGTTGTTCGTTCGCCCAGAGCTAGACGACAACGCGGTCGGGAAGCGGCCCCCGTTTTGCTCCCAGGCCGTAGCTACCGCCCTACGGGTTTACGGCGGAGTGGACCCGGTGCCGAGACTGGCCGACCGGCTTACGGAACCGGCCGACCTAGCCCGTAGCGCGCTGCTAGAGTATCGTTGGACCCTGATCCCGTAGGAGAAACGCCGATGGCCCTGTTAGACCGCCATAGCCCCAATCACCCGCTCCCCGGCCTAATCGGCCTAGGGGCCGCAGGGATTGTGTTGTTGGCCGTCCTAGGGGGCCTAGAGGGCCGTTTCGGGGTTTCGGGGGTGCCGGGCTGGGCTCCGGCCGACGCGATACCCCCGGCCTACCGAGCGCTGCCCCCCGTGGACCTACCCCCCGAGCTACGGCAGCGAAATTACGGGGGCGGTTCGTGTATGCACGCATCGCTGATCACGATCCTTCGCTGGCAGGGCCTAGACGACCTAGCCGACCGTTGGCGCCGAACCTACGGCGGAGCAGCCAGCGTATCGGACCTAGCCCGAATCAGCGAGCGGTTAGGGTTGCGTTACGCCTGGACTACTACGGGGGATGAGAGGCTACTGGAGTGGGCTAGCCGAACCCGAAGGGGAGCGGCGATTCACTACAAGCCCCTCCATGCAGTGAGTTTCTTCGGCTACGTCGAGCGGGACGGCCGAACCTACGCCGTTATCTGCGATAACAACTACCCGCACCGGCTAGAGTACATCCCCAAAGGGGTGTTTGTTCATCAGTGGAAAGCCTACGGGGGCAAGGCGTTGGTACCCGTTTATAGTCCGTGGCCTAGTCGGCCGTGGACCTACCCTTGAACCAGGAGACCGAGCTATGAGAGGTTGGACGTTGGTGGTAGCGCTGCTGGCGCTGAGCGGAGCCGTCTTGGGGCTCATGTACGTTCAGTATCAGCAGAACCAGGTGATCGATCACGTGATATCCTACGGCCAAAACGTTCCCGTCCAATCGGCGATCATCGAATTGCCCGATGACGGGGAAGCCTACCACGTGAGTTTGTTCCTCCACTCCGATTGGCGGAGCCGGGCGAACGAACGTCAGTTGGTTGCGATGTTCGAGGCCGACCCGGCTTTGCGAAGCCTTAAGGCCCAAACCCACTTTCATATTTACACCCCCGAGTCGTCCATCTACCGAACCCGGTTCCGCTCGGTTGTGACCGAGTTTCCCTGCTTGCTCGTTCAGCGAAGCGACGGGCAGATTCTGGTTAAGCAATCCGGCCCGACGCTCGACGGGGAGCGGGTTGCTGGCCCTCTGTTGAGGCTGTGGCGAGCGCGGCCTATCTACGTTTGCCCGTGGCGAAGGCCGAAGCCTACTCCCGAACCCGAACCGGAACCGAAACCGGAGCCTGAGCCGAAGCCGGACGTAACGCCTGTGCCGGACCTCGACGCTACCCGACCGGACGCGGGGAACCCGTTGGCTCCGATTTGGCTGGGGGCTATCGGAGCGTTGGTAGGGGCGGTTGTTCCCGTCGTACAGCACCTGCTCGGTGCTTTCCGTTTTCGTGGTTGACTCTAACCCTCAAGGAGACACGTTATGTTTAATCTTCAAACCATCGCTATCGCGGTTTTGGCGGCGGTGGTCGCCTACCTGCTAGTGAAGAAACTGCTCGCGGTTGACAAAACCGTTGACGTATGGCAAGAGGAAGTCGGCGAGTTCGCTGGCTGGTTGGCGTCGAAAAAACTTCACCGGCTAGCGGACGTTTTCCGTTCGATTAGCGCTATCAACGTCAGCGGAGCCGTCCAAAAGATTCGACAGTTGCGGTTGGAGATCATGCAGGCCGAGGACAAGCATGAGAAGTTCCTGGACCTGATCCGTCCGTGCTTTTACGACGTTCTCCCCCAGATGCTCGATGAAAAGCATCCGACGGATACCAAGGCCATCGTCAAAGCCATCCTCGACTCCCCTAGCGGACGGCGGGAGTTGGCCGCCCAGCAACAGCAGCAGGAGACCCCCGCCCCGTAGCTAACCCCTTAGGACCGACCCCTGCCGGAGCGCTTCCCCCTGGTACCACCGACGCCCCCTAGCTTTGCTCCGGCGGGGGTTTTCCCCTAGCTGAAAACGGAGATGAGATGGCCGACCCTAACGGATTGCTTCAGTCGATACAACAACGATTGGAAGGGCAGGACCATAAGTTAGACCAACTATCGGAGCGGTTAGCCGAAGTAGCGCAGGACGTAGCCGTGATCAAAGCGCAGTGTCCGGCTTGCCGCACGGATATCAAGTCGCTAAAGACCGCTGTTTTCGGAACCGACGGCCGGATGGAAAACGGGTTGGTGGGGCGTATGATGAAGGTCGAACAGGTAACGAACGGGATAGCCCGTCGATACTGGTGGGCTGTTTCGCACTTGATTAGTAGTCTTATCGGGGTTGTTAGCGGCTTAGCGCTAGCCGGGATAACCTGGTGGCTTGGATGGAGGCCCTAGCAAAAACCTAGTCGCCTAATAGGGGAAGAAACAGATGCCCGTTATTCAACGCATGCCTCAGGATCGGCTGTTTGTAGCGGCTGCCGACGCCCTATCTTCCGAGAAACGGCGGGCCTACTGGCGTTGTACGGGAACGGATGACCATGTGATTCTTCAGGAGGCCATCGACTACGTATGGAACAACGGGCGGGGTTGCCTGCGGTTATCCGGGGGAAACTTCCGACTGGGTGCTCATTCGGATACGGAACGTGTAGCTGGAACCGGCAAGTTCTATGGTACGGGCGAAGGTAGCGGGGGAAAGTGTTGGCTAGACGTAGGCAGCGAAGCTAACCGGGCTAAGTTCCAAGCCGGAGACGTAGTGTACCTGCGGGGCGGAGACCATAGCGGCAATACCCTCGAATACTATGGTTGCCACGGTTGGGTAGCGGTTATGGACGTTCCCGAGACTGGAACGCTAATTCAGCTTTTCAGCATCAGCTATTACAGCTTCGATAACGTCAATTGGGTACGCCCCCAATCTTCCCTACGGTTACGACCCTGGGTTTCACTAGAGGGGGCCGGGCCTCTTCATACCATCCTCAGCCATCAGACCGGAGCCAACTGCATCCTCTTACACACCACTACCGAGGGCGACTACGCCGTGGGGGGCCAGCACGTTCATGAGCTTAGCCTACAAGGCAACTACGCCAACCAGACTCCGGCTAACTCCTGGGAACATGCCGGGCTGGTCAACGGGGCCGCCTTCGACGTACACGTGCGTGACGTAGAGTCTCGGTACTTCCTAGGAACCGGCATTGCAGTAACCTACGGCTGGGGCTACCAGCAGCGGGGCGCCTGGGTTGAAGATTGCAACGTAGGTATTCAGGCCGACTGGCACGGGTTCATCACCGGGGTAAAGGTGGCCCAGAACGGTCGCAATTACCTATCCGACGACCCCTATGGCTGCGGGGCACGTTCCGGCTACGTATGCTGGAGCAATTGCGAGATTCACACCGACCGGGACAACATGCCTGCGCTCATTATGCACGGCTATGCCAACTGGGGCGGGGTTGTACAGGGCGGGTTCATCGAATCTACGGCTAACGCCCCTTGCGTACGCTTTAGCCCGTTTGCTGACAAAGCCTGTGTCGGTCCTATCCTGGAAGGCGTGAAGTTCCGCCCCCACTCCGGCAGCCCTATCATCGACTTCGCCCCCAGCATGGGAGTAGTGGATAACCCGCGCATCACCGGGCAGGTATCGGGCAGTACTTCCCCGCTAGTTGACGGCACAAACCATAGCAAACTAGTCGGGGCCACCGTGGACCTGCGGGGCTACTACCGCACCTACCCGGAGAACGCCCTGCGCATCGAATCCGTTCCGGCATGGAACAGCACGGGGGCTACCCTGGGCAGCGGCAATGCCCTCTGCGCAAACACTGGGGGCACACGTGTCAACGAGGTTCGGCTTCCCAACCAGAAAAACGATCCCGGCTACCTAGGAGTCAATCAAGCGTATCTAGCTAACGGCTACGGGGGATATGTCCGCACCATGGGTCCAGCCCTCTGCTACGTAGATGCCGACTTAGGGGCGGTCACCCGGGGTGACCTACTCTGTATCGCTGACGAAACCGCCAACGCTTCCCGTTGGGGGGCCCTCTGTAAAGCGGGCAGCGGAGATACCGCCGTGGCTAAAGCCAACGCCAGCCTGTCCAGCGGCTATTCCAAGATCGAGGTATTCCTGATTCCGCCCAGACCTGTACCATGAGCAACAAGATCATCGTCAAAGACCTATCCGGCCTGACCATGCGGGCTTGCCTGTTGAACGATCAGGGCGAGTGGTGGAATAGTACGTCCGAGACCTTCGAGGCGTATAACTCCGCCAACCTGTCAGATTATGAAATTGCTCTAACCGAAACTGGTAACACGGGGGTGTACCTAGGAACGTTCCCCTCAGCGGTTTCGGCCGGGGCCTACGTGTTGCTAGTAGGCAGTATTAGCGGAGCCGTCCTTCAGGAAGCCGACCTGTCCGGTTTTGAAGCGGGTTCGCTAGTCTGGACCGGCACGGACGTTTTGGACGGACAAGTGGACGTGAAAAGCCTAGCCCTTTCCCCCATGGCAGCTAGCAACGTCAAGTCGGTCTTTACGGGTACGGGCGCAGCTGACGACGTTGACTTGAGTATCCGGTCTTTGACGGTTCATAACGATACTGGGGTTGCCGTGTATCTGGTATCCGACCTAGGGAACGCGCTGGAGTGTATAGGGCGTGATGCCGGGTTACTAGCAAGATCGACTAGCCAAGGCCCCGCCGTCTGGCTACAAGGCGTAGGCGGGGTTGCGGGTAGGGCTGACCTTGTTCTCGGTGGTACGGGTACGATTGAGACTAGTAGTGGAGACCTAGTGCCCGTAAACTCCACCCAGATCAGCGGAAGCGCTACCACGGCCGATACGTTAGAGGCTTATGCAGATAGGCTAGTGTACCTCGATGCATCCGTGGATGACGTTCTAAAAGCCGTTTACGACATCGGGGTGGCGTCGGCTAGCGTCGGTATGGTCGCCAGTGACTATACGATTGTCGATGGAAGCGAAGGTGGAGACTTTGCTAATACGCACACCCTAGATGGAACCTACCACAGCGTTACCGCCGCAGTAAGTACGGGAACCGCTACCCCTAACGTGATTGACGTCCAGTATGACTTCGACCTAGGAGGCGTCTATGTCCCGGTTGCCTTCCACGTCAAGGGCCGACTCCACGAAGGCAGCCAACCAGGGGGCCGCGATAGCGTTACTATTCAGGTGCGTAACTGGGAAGCCGATTCGTGGGATACGATTGTCCCGCCGAACGGCGGATTCACCGGGGTAGCAAACAGCGACCCTACCGATGATTCGGTCATCGTCATCCCGTTGTTCCCTCGACACCGGCAAGACGGAACGAACCTAATTCGGATTCGGTTTTATGGGGATAGCCTACTCGACGGCACAACGCTGTATATCGACCAGGCGTATGTCACTTATACGTCGGTCTGTAACGCTGCCGATATAGCCCAAAGGATTCTAGCCAACCCCGATAACCCGCTTCAGACCGATTCCAGCGGCTACGCCTTAGCCGATACGGTCTTGATTAGCGGAAGTGATATGGCTGCGGACAACGTAAAGAGCGTGTTTACCGGACAAGGGGCGAGCGACAACGTTGACCTTTCCGCTCGGAGCCTAACCATCAGTAACCCGACCGGGGATGCAGTTACGTTTTCCTCGTTGGCCGGAGCCGGTTTCGTTTGCGGCGGTTCCACTTATGGTATATACGCAATCGGTGGGGTCTATGACCTAGTTCTGGAAGACGGGTTGCTGCGAGATATAGCCGGAAACGATATAGCCGTTCAGGTTTCGGGATACGGTGACGGGGAAGACCCCGGAAGCTACGTTTTAGTCAACCCCGCCTATAAGATCGTAACGGATGATACGGGTTCCGTCCAGGCGGACGTTCAAAAGATCACCGGGGATGACGAAGTGGCCACGGCTTTAGCAAACAATATCGGGAACCTAGATGCGGCCGTTTCGGAGGTTCCAAGTCTCGTATTCACTACCGACATGAGCGATGTAGAGAACAGCGCCCCCGAGCACAGCCTTTGCACTCTGGTTATGGCCGGGTTGGAATCGTCTATCAACGGAACCACCTGGACGATTCGCAAAACGGACGGAACCACGCTAGTAGAAAAGACCGTCACAACCCGCGCTAACGCTAAGCCGATCACGGGAGTCAGCTAGATGAGCGGTTGGATCGACCTACTTAGCTGGATCCTTCACTGGCCAGGGATAGAACCCGAAAGCCAGCGACTATTAGTTGGAACAGACGAAAACCCCTACGAGCTAGAGGGCATCGCGGCTATGGCTTATAGCCTAGTCGGGCCTCAACAAGACGAGCACGAAACGGACTAAGCCATGAGTACCCCACAGACGCATTACCTACAAGTCGGCGATACTCGAACACCGTTGACTGCCACCCTAGTACGGCCCGACGGGTCAGTGGTTGACCTCTCGGGTACGGGGATCACGGTGAAGTTCAAGATGGTTGCCCCCGATGGTACAACTAAGGTAGCCGAAACCGAAGATAACGTCACGATCACTAACGCTTCCCAGGGGCAGGTCCAGTACCAGTTCCAATCCGCCGACGTTGATACAGCGGGGCTATATTATGCCTACTTTATCGTGATCGAAGGTACGGACCGGGAAACGTTTCCCGTTCGGAAGGGTCACCTCAGAATCGACGTACAGGAGACAAGCTAGCTATGGAGATTATCGGCCTTAAACGATTGAATCAGCGACTCCGCCGACTACTCGACCAAGTAGCCGGATCACCATCGGTAGTAGTCGGCTACGGAACCAACTACGCAATCTATGTCCACGAGAACCTCAAAGCCCGTCACGTAGTAGGGGAAGCGAAGTTTCTGGAACGACCCGCTCGGGAATTATCCGATAGCGGGGAGTTATCCGACCTGGTTAAACAAGACCTTCGGCTAGGTCGAACCCTGGAACAAGCCCTACTCCGGGCCGGGCTACGGATTCAACGCGAATCCCAGAAACGGGTACCCGTTGACACGGGTACGCTTCGAGCAAGCGCAACCACCAGAAAGCTATGAGTCAAGCCACAAGCACTGCCGGAATCGTTCAGCAACTGCTGATCGACTTGAACCTAGCGACCGACCCGACGGTCGGGAGCGAGTGGCCTGTGTATTGCGGTTATGAACCGGATGACCCGGATGATTGTATCACAGTATATGATACGGGTAGCGCTCTTCAAGGGTTCCGGCAACCGGACGGTCGGGCCGTCGAGCAGCCCACCGTCCAGATTCGGGTTCGGTCGGCCGCCTACCTAGACGGTTGGACGAAAGCGCGCGCGATAGCCGATGCCCTGGACGCCCTAGACCTTCGGACCGTATCCCTTAGCGAATCCGAATCGTATTTGATATATGCCGCTACCCGGACAACGGGTATATTGTACCTAGGAAGGGAGCAGCGCGGCGCTGCCCGAAACTTGTTCACCCTAAACGCCAAAGTAGCCTCAACCTAACCCTAGATAAGCAGGAGACAAACGATGACTGCACCTAGCGACACCGTCCGAAGCGCCCCCTCGGGTATCCCTCTCCAGGACGGATACCCTACCAAGATTGCCTTCAAAACCGACCCGGATATTTGCTTTTGGGAAAAGACCGTGACTCCGCCTGCGGTCGATGGTGGCGATCCGATTGACTTGACTACTATGCACAATTCGGCTTGGGTGACCCGTGGTCCCCAATCGCTGCTAGACCTGGGCGAGTTTCAGGTTACCGCCCTGTATGACCCGAACCTCTATGACTTGGCAGCGATTACCGCCCAACTAGTCAACGTCAACACCGAGATCACCATTCACTTCCCGGACGGATCGACGCTGGCGTTTTGGGGCTACTTGCGAAGTATCGAACCGGGTTCGCACGAGCGGGGAACCGCCCCCGAAGTGACGCTAACCATCGTACCAACCAACTATGACGATGCCAACGATGAGGAATCCGGGCCGGTGTTGACCGAGGTAGCCGGAACCTAACCCTGGATTTTAGGGGGCTAGACGCTCTAGACCGGCCACAGGCGCAGAGCATCTAGCCCTCGACCCCCTAACTACCTCTAGCACAAGGAGTGGAGTATGAGTCTTTCGTTCGACACGAAGCCGCAGGAGATTCCCGTCACTATCGACGGCCACAACTACACGCTTCGGGAAGCGAGCGGTTGGGCCGCTACCCAGTGGCGAAACGCCGTCATGAAGGGTCTCAAGATCGCTACCGACCCCACCACCGGAACCCCGAAGGTTGTAGGGTTTCAACAGGTCGATCATATCGAGGCTCTGCTCGTAAGCCTCTGCTTGTTCAACGACAAAGGCGAAAACGTACCCCTGGAAACAATTCAGGGCTGGCCCTATCGAGTCGTGCGCGACTTGTACCAGAAAGCCGCCGAGATCAGCCAGGTATCCGTTCCGAGCGAAGACCTGATTGACCAGGAGACGGCGGACCCTTTGACCCAATAACCTATGACTGGCTTCGGCTAGCGGCTACCCTGGGCATGCCGTTAGCCGAATGCCAGCAACGGGTTTCCCACCGGGAGTTTCAATTATGGCGTCGCTGGTTCCGTTGTCGGCTGGAGGTTCCCGAACGGAGCGACTACTACCTTATGCAGTTATGTCAGCTGACGGATGGTCTTCGCACCGGAAAACTTCGACCTCTGGATCAATACCTACTACGCTTCCGCACCGAATCCTCCAAGCCCCGGAGCGTCGATGAGTCGAAGCAGTGCTGGATTAGGTGTCTTGGAGGGCCGAAAGCTATTACGATCAGGCGCATAACCCCGGAGCGTTCCGATGGATGAAGTGCTTAGACTTGTTGTTCGGCTAGTCGGCGACTCCGCCAGCTATCAGCACATGCTTCGCCAGGCTCAACACCAAGCCAACCGGGCTGCCGCAGCTATCCGCCGAGCCGCCCGCCAGATGGAGGCTATCAAGGGTAGTATGCTAGCCGCCGGTCGCGCCCTGCAACAAGGCGGTCGTTGGCTTACAACCCGGGTCACGCTTCCCCTAGCAGCGGCCGGGGGAGCGGCCGTGAAGATGGGGGCCGACTTCGAGGCTTCGATGCAAAAGATCGTTGGCTTAGTTGGGGTCTCTCAACGCCAAGTCGATCAGTGGAAGAAAGACCTAGTAGCTATGGCCCCCGCTCTAGGCCGTTCCCCCCAGGAGCTAGCCAACGCACTATTCTTCATCACGTCAGCTGGGTTGCGGGGGTCTAGAGCAATCGACGCTCTAACCGCCTCGGCTAAGGCTAGCGTCGGTGGTCTGGGTGAAACAATGGTTGTAGCCGACGCTGTTACGTCAGCTATGAATGCCTATGCCAAAGTCGGGATGACGGCAGCCCGGGCTACGGATATTCTCGTGGCTACAGTGCGCGAAGGCAAGCTAGAGGCTGATAGCCTAGCCGGGGTTATCGGCAGACTATTGCCTATGGCCGCAGCGTTGAACGTTGACTTTGAGGACGTAGCCGGAACGATGGCCGTTATGAGCCGCACGGGTATGGACGCGGCCGAAGCGGCTGTCAGCGTTCAAGCTATCCTTATGACGCTCCAGAAACCGAGCGCAGCCGCCCGTCGAATCCTAAGCCAAGTTGGCTTGAGCTTCCAGGAATTGCGCAATATTGCGGCCCAACCCGGCGGGTTACTCGACGTTATCCGGTTGCTTGACGAACGGTTCGGAGACAACGAGGAAGCGCTAGCCCAGATCGTTCCTAACGTCCGAGCCTTGCGAGGCGTCATGAACGTTCTAGCTCAAGACGCCGACACCGTTCGTTCCGTTATGGAAGGTGTCCGTAATTCAGCCAACAGTACCCAACGAGCCTTCGAGGCTTTACACGGCACCGTAGCCTTCGCTGCTTCACAGGTGTGGAGCCGGTTAAAGTCAATACTAGTGACTATTGGTCAGCGTATCGGTCCCGTAATGGTTCGAGTGATGGATCGGTTGCGCTCGGTTACCAACCGGGTAATAGACTGGTGGGACCGTTTATCCCCTCAGGGACAAGAGCTAGTCTTAGTGCTCGCTGGTCTAACGGCTGCGGCTGGGCCAGTGTTGGTCTTACTAGGTAGTCTAGCCAGCGTAGTAGGAACCGTGGTGGTTCCGGCCGTAATAGCACTAACTAGCGGGCTAGCTTCCCTGGTGTCGTTCCTGACTTCGGTACCAGGGCTGATAGCTGCGGCTATCGGGGGAACCGCTGCCGTGGTAGGAGCAAAGCTAGGGCTACTAGACGCTGCCCTAGAGCAGTTCAGGCAAGGCTGGGAAACCCTGGTGCGAGAGTTTCGTACCACTTGGCGGGGTATCGCCTTGGCTATTCAAGCCGGTGACTTACGAGCCGCCATGCGTCTAGTCTTACTAAGCGCCCAGGTACTACTCATTAAGTTCTTGGGTTGGGTCCGCTCGGGACTAGCCCGGCTTCAAGCTAGCGCCGCCCGGTCTTGGACAAACCTAGTAGCCGGGTTGAAAACGGCGCTGGAGGACGTGCGATATTGGGTAGTCAGTCAATTCGCCAAAGCCTTCGACGCCCTGCGCCGCGCCGCTATCCGGGCGTTTATTCAAGTCGTTCAGGCCCTCAGACAGGTTCCGATTATAGGGGACAGTATCACCAACGATACTATCAAGCAGCTACAGCGACTGCTCAATTCCCAAAGCGCATTTTCCAAGTCTCTCCAGGACCAACACCGGAAGAACCTAGACGCCATAGCTTCCCAGCAGCAGAAAGACCTAGCCCAGATCGAACAGTCTCTCCAGACCCAGCTAGACGCTATCGGCGAAGGGGTAGAGGACTTAGTGCGGGAACGTAACAAGTTGATCACCCGGCTTTGGAGCGACCTAGTGCGTCAGCACCGGCGCCGCGAAGCAGAGGACTTTCTGCGTTGGCTGTTTAAGGGGGCGATGACTGCCTGGGAACGGTTGAAAGACTACTTCCGCGCCCGGCCTATTGTACCCCCCGTTCAGGAAACCCGTATTCAACCCATTATCCTACCACCTAAGGAGATTGAGGCCTTAGGAGCGGGTTCGGCAAAGCTACTCAGCGCCCTACTAGCCCAACAAGCCTACGTCTATCGAGCGCCAGTAGCTCCTAAACAACCCATCGAAGTCGCCGCCCCTATGCCTACCTCCCAAGCCGTAGCTGCTGGTCTCGGTCAAGGCGTGGGCCGAGGGCTAGCCGCTATCAGCAATGCGTTTGCTAGGGGAGTTGACCGACTAGCAAACATACTAGGTGAGATCGATCAGAAACTCGGCAACGTAGATGAAGCGGGAATCTAACCATGGCTACAGTGATTGGCGGACCAATTGGTTGGAAAGGCCGAATCGACGATGAGGGCCACCGGCTTTATGAGGTACGTTTCCGTGTACGTTCCTCAGAAAGCGAAGGCCCCGCGGCCGTGATGAATGCTACGGGGTTATACCCCGTAGGGGCTGCTTGGGTTGTAGAGGGCGATGCTGACACCTGGGCATGGTGCCAAGCCCGTCTAGACGTTGAACGAGACCCCCATTATCGGGCGGGAGCGCCAGGGCGGTACTGGATCGTTACCCAGTACTTTACGACCCGACCCCCGAGGCATGATCGTTGCCAGAACCAGGCTATCACCAACCCACTGCTAGAACCACCACGCATATCCGGCCAGTTTGTAACCTACTCTGAAGAGGCCGGATACGACCGCAACGGACAACCGATCCTATCTAGCAGCCATGAGCGGTTGTCTGGCCCCGAGCTAGAGTTTGAGACGGGCTACCCAACAGTAGCCATCACAATCAATCAGCTAACCCTCGACCTACCGCTAATCACCCAGATGCATAATACGGTGAACGCCGTTCCTATGTGGGGATTGCCGAAACGGTGCGTGCGTCTATCGCGCGTAACCTGGGAGCGTAAGCTATACGGGACTTGTAGTTTTTACTTCCAGATCACCTATGAGTTCGAGATACGTTACGGGGGTCATGACCGACTAATAGCCGACCGTGGTTCCAAGGTTCTAAACGGGCATTGGGATGAGTCAACAGGCGAATGGACCCTCGACAAGATCAACGGCAGCGACCCCGACCCCAACAACCCGGCCCACTTTATTCAAGCCGTGGACCGCAAAGGCAACCCCGTTGAGTCGATTCTACTAGACGGAACGGGGAAGCCGCTAACGGACATCAACAATCCTCACTTCATCAACGTAGAATACTACCAGGAGAACAACTTTTTCCTGCTTGGTATCCCAGCCACCCTGAGCTAACGGAGAACAAACGATGGCCAACGAGATCACCGTTACAGGACAACTAGTTATCAGTTCCGGCCAGATCGACTACGCTTCCCGGCCTACCTCGTTTCGTGCCGACATGGACGGGGCTAAAGGCCCATCTCCCGGGGCAGTTTCCGTTGGGGCCATGGGTACTCAGATAGACCTATCCGAGTTGGCCCATCCGGGGATGTGTCGTATGCAAAACCTCGATGATACCTACACGATTCATGTTGGGATATATGACAGCGATAGTGACCGTTTCTTCCCCATGATCGAATTGAAGCCAGGGGAAAACTATATCTTCCGCCTGAGCAGCTACCTGAGCCGTGACCTCAGCACCGGCACTAGCGGTACGGGAACCCTGGGAGCCGCTAACCAGCTATGGGCTCGTTGCGACGGCGGAGTGGCGGACCTACTGGTTGAGGCGTTTGAATCCTAGTCTTTTCCCTAGAGAATGGAGTGGAGCCATGTCGTTGCCCAACCATATCGACCCGTCGGAGCTAGCCCCTGCCGACGTTCCCGCTCGACCGACTCCAGTAGCCCGTTTGGCAGCTATTCTAACAATCTACTTCACTGATACGGCTGAACGGACAGAGCAAGCCGACCATCGGTTTGAGACCTTGCTAGATACCTATGACGGTCTCTACCGACGGCCGTTGTTAGTGCCCAGCGAGTGGACCCCGTTAGACCTGGCTTGGGCGAAAAGCCCGGAGATGCTTGTAATTGTTAACGATGAGCCGGAAAGCTATGCCGGTCGAGGGGTCGAGGTACTTATCGGTTCGGGGATTGAACCGGGGGTTTCCGGCACCTGGCTAGTCCCGCCTCGGCGCTTCCTAGCCGGGAAACCTTCCAGCCCCGATATTCTACTCCGCTCACTAGGCAGACCAAGCCAGATCACCGTCTATGCAGTTCCATCGGAGGGATAGCCATGGGTATCTACGTATTGGGTGAGCAGAGCCTAGCGAAGCTACGGGGCTATCTAGGCCGAATAGATCGGCAGCGACCTATCCCCAATCGTGTACAGAGGCCTGATCGGTTCTTACGCTATGCCCCCGAAGTCTATCTAGCGCACCCCGTTGGTACAGGTACGATCCCCGCCGCAACGACTTTCGGCGGTTACACTACGCCGGGTTCGGCCCAGTGCTATATCTACCAGATTCGAGAATCAGATAACCGAATAGTTCAGGTCGAATCACACCCCGTTACAGTCTATAACCCGTTTGACCACGAGCTAGAAAACGATTGGATTCTAGCCGTTCGGGATAAGTGGGGCCGGTGGATTGCTACACGAACGGGTGCGCCGGGGCCGAAGGCAGCAAAGCTAGGCTCGTTCAATGCCGCCCCGTCTCAAACCCTTAGCGGCGGGTCGGCTGCCCTAGGTTGGAGCGTTAGTTCGGGTAACGACTTGGCCTCTATGGGACTAACCCTCCAAACGGTTTCTAGCAACGTTGACCCGTTCATTAGTAGTTCATCCGAAGGGTCCATATACTACGTTCACGTTTGGGCCGCCATATCCCAGACGGGTTGGGGGTCGGTTTCTAACTATAGTCAAGAGGATACAACGACGGCCGACGGCCACACTCACCAATATGATAAGTACCGCCCCCAGATCGGGCGAGCCTTACTAACCCTAGAAACGACCGGCTTAGCCCAGCAGGCCTTCGATACCGCTAGACTAATTTACGAGGACGCCTATACGCTTTACGTTCAGACATCGTTGCTTTGGATAGCTGGAACCGATAACTACGACTTACGGGTAACGATTGACTATAGCAAGATATACGGTTCCCCTGGAGACCTGTATATTTCAGATGCAGACGCCTATATCGTCAAACTCACCTAACCCTAACGGACCAGGTACCCAGCTGAAGCGGATTCTAGCCCGGTTTTGGATCCGTTCCGGGGATGGGTGCCAGTGCGACCAGCGCGCGTTGTTGATGGACGAGATGGGACCGGATTGGTGCGAAGAAAACCTGGAGACTATCGTTGATTGGTTGGCAGAAAGCGCCCACCAGCGGCACTTGCCGTTCTCTAGACGAGTCGCCCGCCAACTAGTCACCTACGCCATTCACCGAGCACGAGCCTATGAATCCGTTAAGCAAGATTGTCAGCCAGTTGCCTAGACCGCGCGGTATGCAACCCTTGCCAGCGCCTACCTATTCCCCCCAGAATCGACCGTGTGGTAACGGGGGGCGGTTGGCGCTAGCCGTAGAGTCTATGCGCCACCATATGACCGATGAAGGGTGGCAGATTATGCTAGCGCTACAGCACGCAGGGTATGAGTTATGGGGATTCAACCTGCCTAACGGGGACACCGACGTGCGCCGGATTCTAGAACAGCGACCAGAAACCGATGTAGTCGTGGTTCAAGACAAGCGTGAGTGGGACGTAGCTCAGGGCGACTGGCGAGAATACCGCGCGCGGTTTACCCATGTAGAGGCGCTAGCCGAGCGACCCGACATATTCAAGCTCACTATCCTCAAAGACGCCCATCACCGTCCTATCTACCACCGCCGCGGCGCTATAGAGATGGGATGCCACGCGTGGATTATCTACTACCACCCTCAGATAGTTGCTCACTTAGCCCCCTACGTGAGACCACAACACCTAATCCGTACCTACCATAGCATCGACCCCAACGCGCTTCCACCGTTTCGTCTTGGCCGCCGTCGGAAACCGGCTATTCTTACGGGGGCTATTAGCCGTCACTACCCGCTACGCAAACGACTATACGGAAGCACAGAGCTAGCTAACCTAGTTGACTTCCAGCATCACCCGGGCTACCACCGGCGTGGGTGCCTAACGCCTAGCTACCTCCATAAGTTGAGCCACTACAAGGTGTCAATTTGTACTTGTAGTCGGTACGGCTATGCCCTGCGCAAGATTATAGAGTCAACGGCAGTAGGCTGTCGGGTAATCACAGACCTACCGCCAGAGGATCGGTTGCCGGGTATTGATGAAAACCTGATTCGTATTCCCACCGACGCTACCCCTGCACAGGTTCGTGGTGCGGTACGACAAGCCCTAGCCGACTACTACACTGACCGACAGTACCATTACGCTAGGTTAGCCGTTCGTCATTACAACTATCGCTACCTAGGGATTCAACTATCCCTTGCCATAGATAGGCTTAGGATTAACTACCATGCCTCCGTTCCATCAACCGCCAGTTGTAAGCCGCAACCGGAGAACATATTTGCTTAGCGGATAGGAGACCGATCATGCCTAAACCCCAGCTACGAGCAGCTATAGTTTGCGTTGACTTCGCGGACATCCTAGCGCGAACGTTGCCTTGGAACATACATCACTTCCAAAAGCTACTTATCGTTACTACTCCCTACGACCGGAAAACCAAAGACGTTGCTATTGACATATCGCGGCGAAACGGTCTCCGGGTTTGTATCTATGAAACCGAATCGTTTTACAAAGACGGAGCCGACTTTAACAAGTGGCTAGCTTTGGAAGAGGCGTTAGACTGGTTCGGGCGGTGGGGCTGGATGTGTCTGATGGACGTAGATATTCTCTGGCCGAGGAAAGCCCCCTTGCTGGACTTGCAAGTAGGCTACCTCTACGGCCCGAAACGATACATCCTGGATCGCGCTTTCGACCCTATCCCGCCAGAGGATCAATGGGACAAACTACCTATGCATCGAAACCTAGCCGAGTGGCCAGGCTATACGCAGATATTCCATGCCGAAGACCCCCACTTACCCGAACCCCCTTGGCATCAGACCGATTGGCGACACGCCGGGGGAGCGGATAGTTGGTTCCAAGCCCTTTGGCCTAGAAAGCATCGAATACGACTAGAGTGGCCCGTGCTTCACCTAGGCCCGTGCGGAATCAACTGGTGCGGTCGAACCCTACCCGATAGCCAAAACCGGCTTCCCTCCAAAAGCCTCCAGCGACAGCGACGGCTAGCTGACTATCTTCGCCAACGTCGAGGTAAGCAGGGGGCCGACCGATACCAACACGAACGACTTTCCAACCCTAGCAGTAGGGATTGAGCCATGGAACCATATGAAGTAATGATTCTCCCCAGAGACCGCCGACCGGGCAAACCGCGCGAAGGCGTTATTCAGATTCGGGTAACGTCCCATTGCGACGGCTCTTGCCCTAACTGTACCCAGCTATGCGATTGGCGAAAGATTGGCTGGGATACGACTATGACGCCCGAGCAGTTTGAACGAGCGGTAGCTAGTCTGCGGGGCTATTGGGGCGTGGTAGGCGTCTTCGGCGGAAACCCCTGCCTCCATTCGCAGTTCGCCCTACTCTGCGAGATTCTTCAACGGTACTTCCCGGCCGAACAGTGCGGCCTCTGGTCCAACCGTATCTACCAATACGGCCCCGTTTGCGCGAAGACGTTTAACCCGGCCTACAGCAACCTTAACGTTCACGGTTCAAGGGAAGCATTTAACGAGATACGGAGGGGTTGGCCCGAAGCAAAACCGTTCGGCCTCGACCAGCCTAGCCGACACCCGCCGATCCTTACGGCCGTTCAAGACCTACTACCGCCCGAACAACAGTGGGCGAAGATTACCCGTTGCGATATTAACCGCCACTGGTCAGCGATGGTCGCTGTTGTCAACGGCCGGTTAAGGGGCTACTTTTGCGAGATAGCCGGGGCGCTAGCTACCTTCCATTACGGGGAACCCGATTGGCCCGACCTAGGAGTGACGGTCGAGCCGGGTTGGTGGAAGCAGGGCTGGGAAGTCTTCGGAGAACAAGCCCGTTTCTACTGCCCCCGTTGTGGCGTACCTTTACGGGGTTGGGGATCGTTAGATCGACAAACCGATGCCCCCGCACAGGTTACTAGAACCCACTACTCGACCGCCATGCGTCGAGGACTTCGGCGACCTGCTGGCATTCAACACGTTACCCGCCTCGACCAGTTAGGGGGAAGCGTCGGACGGGTAACGTGCTATCTTCAAAACGCAAAGCTATCCGAACCCGCTAACCGACAGGAGACCTAACCATGGCCTATCGTTGGGCTGTAGCAATGACGACCGTTCCCGAACGACTAGCTAACGGAGAAACCCTGCGAAGCTATCAATCAATAGTACGGAGCGGGTTTCGCACCGTCCATCTGTTATCAGTTGACGGGCCGTTGACCGAGGAAGCGCAACGAGCTATCGACTCCCTAGACCCCGCCCCTCAAGCCGTAACCGTCCACCGACCCCCGGCACGAACAGCGGGTGCTTGGGTACTAGCGGCATGGGAGCTATGGATACGCACCCCCGGCTCAACCCACCTAGCTATCTTCCAGGATGACCTGCGCCTCTGCCGAAACGTTCGGCCCTACCTAGAGCGCAGGCCAGGACCAAAGGACGGCTACTGGAACCTATACACGTATCGAACCTATGAGCAGTTGCTCAGGCAAGAATCGAAAGACGGACCGCCTCGACCCGGCTTTCATCGACCTAGCCTTCAACGGGGATTAGGCGCCGTAGCGCTGGTGTTTCCGGCCGACGTACTAAGTCGGGTTTTGATCGCCCCCCATATGCGTGATCGTTTGCGCGACTCGACCCGGGGTTGGCGGAGCGTTGACGGAGCTATCGTTACGGCTATCCGCCAGGCCGGTCTGTACGAATACGTCCACTGGCCTAGCCTAGCCCAGCACCGTTCCGACCTACCTTCGGTTACGGGTAACCGACGTCATGAACCTAGCCTCTCATGGCCGGGCGAAGACTGGGACGCCCTGGGGAACCTGGCCGAATCGGCCGAAGCCCCCGAACCCAACCCCGACTCTACGACCGGAACGGAGAACGTACCGCATGTAATAATCCGCAACCCTATTCCCCTATGGACCCCCGGCACCTAGCCTCAGACCCCTGAACCGCCCCCGCCCCCTGCCGTCGGGTTTCTCCCCCGCAGCGCTCCACTCCGCTCGACGGCCCCTACGGCGGGGGCGGTTTCTCTTTGTTCTGTTTGGCCCCTCTATAACCCCCAGGATCGAACCCCTACGGCCGACGGCCGAAACCCCGTGGACGGCCTAGGATTGGGGCTATGGCCCGCTCCGGCCCTAGAAACGGCGGTTTGCTCCGGACCTAGAAACGGCCCCCCTAGGATTCCCCGGCCGAATCCGCGGAAGCATAACCGTTCTAAGCTACCCCCCGAAGGTACGGAAACCCGATTCTAGGCCCTACAGCGGCCATAGCCCAAATTCTCCCCCTGCCCGGCTTCGGAACCGTTGGGGGCCGGGAGATTTGGGCTATGGGCCGGAGCAGAGCCGGAACGGTCGGTTCTCGGGCCGTCGGGGGCAGGAACCTAGGCTAGATTCCCGTTCTCCCGCCGTTCCCCGACCCCGAGCGCATAGAAAAACCGCCCCCGCAGCGCTACGAGCTAACTACGGGGGCGGTGCCTAGGGAAAACGGCTATATGGTATGGCGGAGCGGGCGATAACGAACAACCGAGGCTCTAGCCTAGCTCTGAGCGGCCCTGCGCCGTTGCTCGATTAGTTGGCGGAGCCGGGGGGTTAGGGTCTTGGGATGAAAGCCGCTATCCGCCGGGTAAACCCGACTCGGAACGGGGCTACAACCGCAGTAGGGGCAGGTGTAGCGCTCTTGCATCGGGTCGGTCATCGTCTTACCGCAGTTAGCGCAGCGGGTCTTCGGGGTCTTTGGTCTGACCATGGTTAGTCTCCTAGGTTAGTCGCCTACCCAAACGAGGGTTTGAATAGCTCGGGTAATAGCTACGTAGGTTAGGTTACGTTCCTGCTCTTTTTCCCATGCCAGTTTAGCCATGGGGTGAGGCAGCGGGGCGTGACGGTTCCGGAGAACAAAGACCCGGTCAGCCTCCAGGCCCTTAGCCTTATGGATAGACGATAACCGGATATCAGGCCGGTCTTCGTCATCGGTAAACACTTGCTCGATTTTAGCAAGCACTTCGCGCACCGTCTTTGCTTCGTCAGTAAACGCCACGATACAATCGTGCCGGTCTTGGAGGGCTGCGATGCGCCCTTCAGGATTGTAACGGCCCCCGGCCTTGGCCCGTTCTTTGGACACTTCCCGGTCTAGCCATTCGGCTAGCCGGTCTAGGAGCCGGACCACCGTATCATCCGGCTTGCAGAGCCGGTTGATTGTACTAGTTAGGTTTTGGCCTATGTCGCGCCCCTGGATCGACGCTTTCCGACCGGCTTTGATGAACCGGAAGCAGAGCGATACGAGCGGGGCGTTGACCCGACTCAGAACCATGTCGCCAGGTTCCGCTAGGTCTAGCACCGTTGAACCCTGGGGGCCGGTTAGCTGGGTAAAGCTAACTCGACCCTCGGGATTATCCGGGTGCGCTTCAAACTGGGGAACGTAGGGTTTCGCCTCTTCAACAATCGCCCGTCCGCAGCGACGGGTAACGGTGAGGTGCAAGTGCTCAACCCCGACTTCGGTTTGCGATAGGGCCGACTCCATCCGGGTCATGCTTTCGGTATCCGCTCCGGCAAAACCGTAGATAGCCTGGCACGGATCACCGCAGAGGATGAGCCGACGGCCTACCCGTTGAACGAGCCGTTGTTGAGCCGGGTTGAGGTCTTGGGCTTCGTCAACCAGGAGCAAGTCGAACATGGTTGACGTTGGCAGTTCCCCGCCTAGCCAAACCATGTCATCGAAGTCAACCTCATTATCGTCCAGCGAACGGGCACGTTCTAGGATACGGGCTGCCGTTGAGCAGACCCGTTCATCGGCCTCTATGCCGTAGCGCAAAGCTAGCTCGTATAGGGCCGTCGGATCGGGGTCGATTAGGTTGAGCTTAGCAAGGCGTACTAGTTGGCTGATTGGCGAAACCATCGACCCCCAGAACGGGTCACGGCGAAGTTCCCTGGGGGTATAGCCTAGGTGCTCCGCTAGTAAGTTCACCGTTCGACTTCCGTTGACTCGTATCCGGGGATACGACTGGCGGATAATCTGAAGCCCTAGGCTATGGAGTGTCGAGGCCGAACAACCGGCCGGAACCCGTCGTTGAAGCTCCGTAGCAATCGACTTGTTGAACGCCACGAAGCAAACGGTTTTAGGTTTCGGCCCCTGTCGCATGGCGTCCCAAATACGGCTTTGCTGTTCTGAGGGTTTGATCCGGGGTTTCTTCCCCGTGATAACCCGTAACCCTTCAATGAGGGTCGTAGTCTTGCCCGTACCCGCTCTGGCCTCGATAATCAAATGCGGGGCGGGTTTCTTCCGAGCCGAACGGGGTTTGCGTTTGGTTCGAGTTTTGGTCTTAGCTTCGGTCATGGATACGTTCTCCCTAGGCTAGTGGGTTGGAAGCGAAACTAGATTTTATACGAGCCGGAACCATCGGGTCGAAGTTTGGCAGAGCGTTTCCGCCTCGATCCGGTCATTATGATCGACTGGTTCGAACAAACGGCCGGGACCACCAGCGTAACCCGTTTCCAGATACAACGGTCTGTTATTCCGCAACGCACGGACCACTCGGTAACGGGCATCGGCCAGGTCGATACCCTGGGCGCCCAGTTCCCGAATCTTAGCCAGGACCGCCTCAACGGCTTTCCTCTGTTTCTGGTTAAGGACATAGGTATCGAGCCGAACGACTCTGTAAACTAGCGTCATGACTTACTCCTTTAGCTTGAATTGAATAGTTACGAATCGACACCAGACCGTTCCCGGCGGGGCGCTGGGATAGTTTTCAGCCCGTAGGGGGAAGTCTTGGTTAGCCCAGAATGCCCTTAGGATTGGCGGGGTATCCGGCCAGTGAATCCGGCGGGGTTTTTGGTCAACGACTTCGGCCTCAGCCTGCCAAACCTCATATTCCACCCCGGGAAGACTTTTAATTACCCGGGCGTTCATCGCCCTAGCGAATTGCCTAGCACCGGCTAGACTATCAAAGGCATAAAGATAGCTGAGGGGTGGAGGATAGGTCGGTTGGCCGGGTTGGTATTCGGTTTCCCATCCGGGAACGGCTATGTTGGACGAAAGCAACCGGCCCCCGCTCCGTCTAAGCACTTTATAGACGGTCTTCGTTTTCATAGCGGTTCCCCCTACTACTACGTTGCGGCCAGCCAGTAGAACGTTAGGGCCAATTCTACGCAGGACCGAACCTGGGGGTGAATCCGCCTCGACAGGTTCGCAAACCGAAGCATCGTTAGCACCCCCTGCTCGTAAGGGTCGGCCGTTCCACTCTTGATGACCTGTTCGATCAGGTCGGCTAGCCGGTTCCGTAGCCCGTCGTCTTCGGTTTGGGTACGTTGGCCAACTAAGTCAAGCAACTGACGTCGTTGTTCTTCGGTAATCATCGGATTCTCCTAGACTAGTAAAACGGGTCGGCACCCCTGCGCGATACCGACCCCCGTTCGGCTTTCCCGGCGCAGGCGGGGCAAGAGCTAGCTTACCACGATTCGACCCCGATATTGAGGCACAATGTCTCGAAGAGCCATCAAGGCCGCAAAGAGGGTCTTCCGAATACGGACTTTCCCCTCCAAACCTTGGGCACGGAATCCTTCCTTCCCGGTCAAGGGCACAATTTCGTATGGGTTGCGCCCCACCAGCGCTAAAGTCGTTAGTTCATCCCGGACCAATTCACCAACAGGCACCTCTAACCAAACCGGCCGTTGGTGCCAATCCTCTGGCTGCGGCGCTGTCTGCGACCCTGGTTGATAACAGGGTTCTTCGGACAACGCTTTCAGCAATGGACCCATGTTTTTGTGGCTGATTATACGTGGAATCTTTACGCCCATTGTTTTCCTCCACTAGGGTTGGGCCGCGCTCCCGCGCAGCAACGGCCCAGGGCAATTCCGGCGCGGGCGGGGTTCTCGTTGCTAGACGGCGGAGCGTCGAAAGCGCTGGGGGCTTCGGAAGGTTAGCTTGCGGCCCGTTCTGAGGTTTGTTACATGATACTCCCTGTAGGCCCGACCGGAGCTATGGTGGATACGTAGTTGAATCCGGTCCAACCGCACGGGCACGATTCGGCCAGAAACCTTCGCCAAATAGACTTCGTTGATTCGGAGTTCAGTTGCTTTCATGGTCAGTTCTCCTTGCGAAAAAACGGGGGTAGGGGGTTAGGATTCGTGCTTCACTCCGTCGCTATCCCACCACGTACCATGAATCGGTGGGCGGGATACGATTACGAAAACCGGCTCAGGGCCGGTCGTCTGTCGATATACGTAGGCAGGAAGGCCGGTCTGCCGCTCGACCCGACCGGCTACCCGAATCGCGTCGGTGAGGGTCTTACGGCAGCGTTCAAACTCGGTTAGGTTCATGGCTATTCTCCGAAAGGCTTAATGGTCGAAGGTAGGTAGTCGCCTAGGGGCAACCAACTGAGGTATTTGGTCGCCCAGTGGTCGGTTGTAACCGCTCGTACCCGCTCCCAAAACGTATCGGGGTCATACCCGTGGGAGCGGATTAGGCTTGCCGCGGCCTGCTCTAGCTGCCGCTCATAATCCCCATCGAACCAACCGAAGTTTTGCGGGGTGCTTTCGTTAGCTCGCCAACGACGCAGTAGCCGTAGGAGCCGGGTTACTACCAACCCCATAGGTACGGGTCGGGAACCTAGGACTTTGTAGGCCAGCGCTACAGGCCTGCGCCGTTTCCCCGTCTGCTTAACTACTAGCACGACTCTACCCGGTCGGCTAGCAGCATATGCTCGGGCCGCCCGATTGGCATATGCAAGCCGGGTGTGGCGGCCACGTACCTGACCGTCGATTAGTACTAGGTAGCACATCGTGGGCTCCCTATTGCTCGAAGATTAGGGCCGTCCGCGCTGGTATTCCGTAGCGTCAGGCCATGCTTGGACGATAGCCCCGGTCAACTGGTTCTTGGAGATTCATGGCTGTCTCCTAGACGGAGCGAAGACCGAACCCCCGCACGGTTCGGTCGGGCGTCGCTTCCCTGGTGCGGGCAGGGCTGGGTTTCTAGCAGACCGGACGGGCCGGGGTTTCCAAATTGAAAACCGTCGTATCCCCTACGGCCAGCCTACGGGCCTTGCGGGCTACCCATGGTGGTACGATAGCCGGGTCGGCCGGACGCCAACCCCGGCTAAGATACCTACGCCACAGGGTTCGCGCTTCGTTACGGGACATGACGGAGCGGTCAACGAAGCCCGACCCGATAGGTCCGACAACCTTGACCTGTTCTCCGCAAACGGTGAAACACATAAATTGAGGAAACCGCTGCGGACCCCAAGTCAACCAAAATCGTTCCATAATCGTTCTCCCTAGGCTAGAGGAAACGAAACAGAGAAAGCCGGTTAGCTTTCCCTAGACTAGAGCCTTATGAGTTTCCAATTGTCCGTCGGCAACCGCTCCGACTCGGTAGTAAAGATAGTTACCATGGTGAGCTTAACAACCCCGACCGGGGTGACCTGTGGCCCCATCGGACTGCTAACCGCTTGGAATCCGGCTTTCCGTAGCTGGCGAACCCGACGGCCAGCGTCACGACTGGCCGTCTCATAGACTTCCTGTACGATGTTAGGGCTAGCGTATTGGCCATAGCAGCGAATTGGCTTTTTCATAGTCATTCTCCCTAGGCTAGCGAAACGAGGAGCTCAGACAGTGACGGTTTCAAAGGCCGTTACGGGGTCGGCCCCGTCCTCGGTGACGGCTCGCCAAGCCGTAGCCAACTGCTTGAGCAGGTGGACGAAGACGACCAACGCCCTACGGCGAGCGGCGGTTTCCGGGTTATGGTCACGGCTAGCAAACTCCGCTGCACATCGCAGCGTTTCTTCGGTCTTCGCCTCGATTAGCTGGTCGAGCCACCCCCGTACCGCGTCTTGGGTGGGAACGTCGGCCTGAAACTCCGCTAGCGATTCGCGGAGCGCTTCGGCAACCAATGCTTCAAACAAGCAATAGCGGACGGCGTAAGTCGGGCCGTCGTCTTCGACGGCATGCTTGAATCGGTTAATCGGCTTTTGGAGTTCGTTATAGATTCGGTCAACGGTGTCGCAGAGCAGCATTCTCGGGCTAGACATAATCGTTTCTCCAGGTAGTTAAGGTTAGGCCGGGCCGGAAAACCGGCCCGACCCGAACGTAACCTATCGGACTATTCGGCCTCACGACCATACCGGCGGAACAACGCTGTGCGGGCGGTTCGGGGCACTTCCAGTACGAAGTCGGCTCCGACCACTTCTCGGTCGTCCAGCGAAAGCCAGGCCAGGTTATTGCCGATTATCCATTCCCCTTCGTGACCCGTAGATTGGGCCAGTACCCCGTTTTCGTCCAGGGCTTTGAGCAGACGGCGGATAGCCTTATAACGGCCGGTCGGGGTCTTCACCCCGGCCGGGTAGTCGAACCAACTGATAAAATTGTAGGGCTGCGTCTCAGCGCCCCGGAAACGGAACCCTACCGATTCGGCAACCCGCCGAAAAGCACCCCGAATCGTATTCCGGTTGAACGTCTTGTAGGTGGTAGCCATGATCGTTTCTCCTAGGCAAAGTGAGGGGTAGTACTAGGGGGCCGAATCCCCGTGCGATTCGGCCGTTCCGTTTTCCGGCACGGGCGGAGTCGGGATTAGTAATATCGGATCACGTGATCCGAGCCCTCCATTACGATAGCGGCCAGGGCCAGTTGTTGAAGCCCAACGATATAATCGTCGAGCCGGAGCGGGTCAATCCCGCCGTCATAGACCGTGACGCCATCGGCATCCTTTTCTACCCGACCGCTCCGAGTAAACTCCGTCGGTTGGTAGGTACGGGCCAGGTCGAGCTTTACCAACCGCCGACCCAGGTCAACGGGGTTAAGCTCCCCCGTCCACCCCGTTTCGTCCAGAAGCTCCCGGGTATCGTACCCGAGCGCTTCCAGAAGCCATCGGGCGTTGACGTTGGAGATGGTAATATCGTAATCCGTGCCTGCGGTAAACGTAAGCGCCATGGTGTTTCTCCTAGATAGGGTAGGGGTAAGCCGGACTAAGCAACGTAGAGCACGTCGGTCCAAATATCGACGGCCCGTTGGACGACCCGAGAGAATCGGTCCAGCAGCTCAACGAATTGCTCTCGGGTAAGCCCCGAATCGTTTTTAGTCGGAGCCAGAGCCAGGCCGGAATCCTCGCCCAGCATGATTTTATGCCGCAGCTGAGCGATAGCGATATACAATTCTCCGGCATCTAGCTCGCCTTCCGGCTCGCTGAGAATCCCGTCCGGGTAGAACCCCAAGACGGAGAGCAGGTGGCGGGCGTGCCGCCGTGGGATAGTCAGGTTCATTCGACTATAACCCGCCCGGAAGCTAACATTTTTCGTGGTCGCCATGATCGTTCCCCTAGGCTAGCGTAATAGAATCGAAAACCGGGTTCCTATCTTCTGAATTTAGTTGAGTTCCCGATACCCGTAAACTTCGCAATCGTCTCCGTTTTTCTCAAGCCAACGTTCGAGCGCTCGTTGACTATTAAAAACCCGTCGGAAGGGTCGGCTCTTGAGCCCCCGTACCCCGTAAATCTCAATAGATTTGTGGGGCTTATCCTTCGTTTCTTTGTTAGCCATGACCGTTCTCCCTATAAAGAGTCGAAAAACCGGGCTACCATCATCAGGCGTAGGGAGCCCAGCCCTACGCGAACCCCGCTCGTTTGAGGAGCGGAGTTTTCGGTTTCGGTTCGTTCGCCCATCCCCGCCGGGCTTTGTACCGGTCCACCACCAGGGCCTGGAGGTCGGGGCCGCTCAAATTTTCAAAGAACCGTAAATCTCAATCGTTCTACGGTCTATTATACCTAATCGGTTGAACAAGTCAACCCCCATAACCCCAATTTTATCAAGTTTTTCTGGGCCGGTTTCCTAAGTAGTTGAAAATTAAGGACTTAGGGCGACAAGTTTTTTTGAAAAACCCCAAATTTTCCGCCAAAAACCCTAGGGCAACGGGGCCGGGAATCCGGCCGGAAACCCCCACCCCGCCCTAGGGTTTCTGGGGAAAGGTAGGAGCTAGTCCCGCACGGGTTGCTCCGTACTTAGACGGGCAACGGGGGTTTGACGCTTTGTGCCCGCCCCCTGAAACCCGTTAATCACTTTGAGGGTAGCCGTTTCTCCGTCTAGGTTCATGAGCTTGCCCCGCCAAGGTTCCCCGTCCGGTTCGTTAACCCAATAGGTCTTGCCCAATTTGGGAGCCGTTTGGCGTTTCCGTTTCTGGGGGGAAGGGGAATTAGCCGACTCGGTTTTGGTCGTAGCCGGTTCTAGCTGAAGCCAATCCGGCCTAGCTTCCCACTGATTGCCGTCTTGATCCTCAACGGTTATCGCTACCTCTTCATGCCCCAAGTCATAAACATCAACGATTCGCGCCAGGTAGGGTTCATCCGGCATACCCGGATCGACTACCCAGGCTACGTCACCAACAGCCCAATCGTTTCCGGCCTTGTGAGGCTTGAGCTTAGGCCGTCGCTTGGTTGAGGCTTTAGGCTTTTGGCCGTTTCGTTTCTCCCGTACCTGTTTGGCTCGTTGCTCTATCTCCTGGGGGGTCGGGTCTTTGCCGGGAAGCAACGATTCATCAACCAATCGGGGATCACCCACGTCGATGCCTCCAACCACGGGGCACTCATCAAGAATCCTAACCCCGTCTTCGGTTTCCCGATAGCTAAGCCTCAGGTCAGAGTCGGAAACCGTCCGGCCTTTCAAGAATACGTGCCAGGCCTTGACTACCACGGCCCAACGTTCTTGGTGCGACATGCCATGTTCCCGGCCCATGAGCAACATCTTGCGGGCAGCGGCTAGCTTCGGGTCGGCTTGAAGCGCTACCCAAAAGTCGCACGCCTCAGGCCACCGACTCCAATCGAGCAACGACTCGTTAGGCAGTTGGGCGTCTTGGTACTCTGACGGGTCGGTATCCGAGCAGCCCATCAGATACAGCAGCCCAGCAGCATACCCCGCAGGGATGAGTTTCGAGATAGGCTTGCCCCGGTCTTCCTGATAGATATGCGCTACGGCTTCGAGAATCTTAGGGTGCCGGTTGATGAAGTCTAGCGACTCCGAGTGAGTACGGCGGGGAGCAAAAGCGTCGAGGGTTGCCCCGGTTCGATGCCAAAGCAACCGCACTGCGTAGTCCGCCATACGAGCGCAGGCCCTACGGTCCTTAGAACCGATATGGGCGAAGTATTCGCTGCGATAGATTACGTCGGTCAGCGACCGGGGCTTGCAGGTGTCCATCGTATTGACTACTTCGTCTGCCTCGCCCACTCCGTAAACGATCATTTTCTCGATCACCGGGGCGTCTTCCCAGTAAGCCTTCCAACACTCGGATTCCCGCCACTCCTGGTCGGCTAGTACCAGGGCGACTAGGGTATGCTGGCCGTTCAGGATCGAGCCGTTCTTGCCAACGATGATCGGTTCACCGTTGAATCGCCAGCGCTTTCTGAGAATTTCCTGCTTCAACGTCTGTACCACCGACGTATAGAGGGGCCGGTTATGAACGTTGTTGAGACAACGGACCTTTACCCCGTGGTAGTCCTTGAGTAGGTAGTCGGTGCCGAAGCGTACCTGTTCGGTTTCCGCCGACCAGCCTAGGAGCGTCTTGGCTTGATCGGCAGTTATAGCGTCTGCCCCGATGCAGACCCGTGCCGTAGGCTCCTGGGGTACGGCGGGGGTAGGGGCCTTAGCCCCGGTCTTCCGTTTCGTCTTCGACTTCGCCATGGTCGATCCTCCAATCAGCTAGAAACCATTGATCCGTTCTCCGTTCCCCGACCGTAGGGAACGAAACCTATGTAGCTATTATAGCTAGTCGTTCGGAGCTAGTAAACCCCCCATTTTCTGCGGGGATTCTGGGGGAATCTAGCTAGAAAAACAGGGGAGCGGGCGCCGTAGGGTGACAGACGAACGAGGGGAAGTGGCTGGAGAGAAACGACCCCCGCTCCCGTTGCGATTGTGTAATAGCTCACTTTCTCAGCCCCCTGAGCAGTTTGCAAATTTCACGATAAAGGCGCTGCCCCTTGATGTCTTGACAACCCGACTCTTCACCAGTGGGTCCATCAGCGAGGTATTGGGTGACGTCCTCAAGCAGTGTCTTCATTTTCTTCGCACAAGCCATGAGTTTGGCTGTGCGTTTGTCTGGGATAAGTTGTGCGATATATCGTTGAATAACCGCGCCATTAGAGGCCTTACAGTCACCGCGAATCGCATAACCCTGATTTGTATTAACAACTTCCCACGGCACTTGTTTGTCGGCTTGGGCACCCATTTTACATCCCCTTTCTCTAGTGGATAGTCTCCAAAACGGTTTTGTTTGGCTCTCCTACTCCGATTATACCCGGCTCGGGGACTACACCGGCCGGGTAGCTATAATTGTAAGAGTAGGTTTCGTTTCCCTAAAGCATAGGAGGGTTCCCATGAAGCGACTCTACCCGTGGAAAAAGTGGATGAATCGAAAACGACTAGTGTTGGTACGGGGCCGAGACTTTAGTTGCCAACCTCACGGGATGGCTTGCCAGATTCGTAACGCTGCTGTACGATACAACCGCCGGGTATCTATAACGATCAACGGAGATACTATTGAAGCGGTTATCTACCCTAAGAGCTAGCGCGCGCTAGCGCCTTAGCGCGCGCTAGCGCTAAGGCGCCTTTATTAAGGACTTATAATATAAGAACAACTAGAAACGTTCAACTAAGAGTTATCAAGGAGTCGGCTAATGCCTAAACTACCTGTAATTGAACGGGCCTGTGTCTATCTAGGGGTCGATCCGGGTAAAGCCGGGGGTCTAGCCGCGCTTAGGGTAACTACCTATCAACGGGGAGCGGAGTTGGTAGGTATAGAAACCGCTCCTACAGTTACCCGGATGCCTAGTACCGAGGTTGACTTGTGGCACTTACTAGCAGAGCTAGCCGCTCTAAACGATCCGAAGGTAGTTCACCGGCTAGCTATAATCGAGCGGGTTGGAGGGTACGTAACGGGTTCCGGCCGACCGATACGGTGTAAGGCCTGCGGTACTACCACCTGGGTACCCGGCCAACCGGGTTCGTACATGTTCCGTTTCGGAGCTAGCTATGGAGCGCTACGCATGGCGCTAGTCGGCCGGGGAATCCCGTTTGAGGATGTGACGCCTAGGGCCTGGCAAAAACTACTCGGAATCAGCCCCCGGGCGAAGAACGAACCCAAGACCCGGTTCAAGAACCGGCTCAAGGCTCGGGCACAGGAGCTATTCCCCGACCTAGGCCGACAGATAACCCTAAGTACCTGTGATGCTTTGCTGTTAGCCGAATACGCAAAACGAATTGAGGGGAAACGGTCATGAAGTCAACCAAGCCAGCTAAGAGTCGATTGACCCCCTTCCAGAGACACGCCCGTCGTTGGTCTCGATGCCAGCGTTGTAGGCTATCGCAGTGTCGTAACCGAGTGGTACTAGCTAGGGGTCGGGTTCCGGCTGAAGTAGTCTTTGTCGGGGAAGCCCCCGGAGCTAGCGAGAACGTAATTGGGCGACCGTTCGTTGGACCGGCCGGGCACCTACTTGACTACGTCATTACCCAGGGGTTAGGCCCCGACTTCCGAAGCTATGCTATCACTAACCTAGTCGGATGCTTCCCGGCCCTTAGTCCGCCGCAAGTAGTTCATGACCCTCGGTCTTCGGACGTATGGCTGCCTAAGAGCCGGGAGTGGTCGCTGCCGTTTCGGGTAGATACCCCGGCCGGGGTTCAGAGGGCGCGGGGCTGGTACACCGACACCCGTGAGGGGAAGCAACGGCTTAAACGACTGCCCGTCCTAGCCGGGTTACGGATCGGTTGCGGTTGCGGGGGTAGCGAGGCTTGCTACGGGGAGTTGCTACGGGAGTTGTTTCTTGAGAACATCGACGCTGCTAAGATCGAGCCGATACCCGAGTGGATCGAGGCTTGCCGCCCGAGGCTGGCGGAGTTTCTAGCTATGAGTCACCCCAGAGCCGTCGTGTGGGTTGGGCGGTTAGCCGCTAAGCACGGCCCTTACGCTCTACCCGAAGATCAACGGGAACGGCTATTGACCAAGGAGATAGTCCACCCCGCAGCGATACTCCGGCTAGAATCCTGGGCAAAAGACCTAGCCGTGCAGCGGGCTATTGTTTCCCTAGCGGACCTACGGGAATCGCTAGACGGGAGGGGCTATAATCGTTGTTTGTAAGATTCTCGGGGAAAAGCGGGTCTGCGACCGAACGTAAGAAACATTATCGGACGTTGGGGCGCGGCCCGAGAATCCCCCCAAGGGCCACTTGGAGTGGAGCGAGACTATGGCTTTACCGAGCAAGCTAAAGGCGTCTTTGGAGAATGTTCAAGCCAGGGAACGGACCGGGTTTCGGCCGTGGCAGGGGCCGGAGGAGGATGGTCTAACCCAGTCGATGATTAACCTATTCTTGATTTGTCGGGAGCGGTTCCGAGTCCAGGTTATGGAGGGTCTTGCTCCCGTTGATCAGTTCAACCACCGTATCGAGTATGGCCAGATGTGGCATACGGCCGAAGCCGGTTGGGCAAAAGACGGCGATTGGCGGAAGCCATTAGCCGACTACTGCCGAGGCCTCATGCGTCGGTACCCGGATAGTTCCCCCCAGATCGAACACTGGTATCGGGTCTGTTGCGTACAGTTCCCGGCCTATCTGGAGTATTGGGAACATCGGGATACCGCCGTGAACCGAAAGCCCCTGCTCCAGGAAACTACGTTTGACGTTACCGTCCAGCTAGGTTCCGGCCGTCGGGTTAGACTACGGGGTAAGTGGGACGGGGTTGACCTGTTGCGAAACAAACTCTACCTGCGCGAGCATAAAACCAAGGGGCAAGTCGAGCCGGAACGGCTACAACGCCAGCTGCTGTTCGACCTACAAACGGGCCTCTATCTATTCGCCCTTCAGGAGCACCGACGGCAGCGGCTTGAGCCTAAACTTCCGAAGGCTCCGGCCGGGGTAATATACAACGTTGTCCGCCGACCGCTAGCCGGGGGTAAACACTCGATTCGCCAACGTAAGGGTGAGTCAACGGATGAGTTTTACGAACGGTTAGGAGGTCTTATCCGGGGTGAGCCAGAGCACTACTTCATGCGATGGGAAGTCGAAGTACCCGGCCGTCACCTATACCGATTCTGGATAGAGTTTTTAGAGCCGGTCTTGGAGAACATTTGGGATTGGTACGTTTGGAAAGTGATCAAGAAAACGAACCGCTACCACTGGCGGACGCCCTATGGGATTTACAACCCGTTGGCCGATGGTGGCGGAACGGATTTGGATGAATACCTGGATACGGGTTCGACCGCCGGGCTGCGGCGGATTGATACGTTGTTCCCCGAATTGTGAGGTGTATCATGCCTAAAGTCAGTAGAGTGAGCGCTAGCGGGGGTAGAAAGTCTAAGCAGCGGGCGTCGAATGACGTGGTTGCAAGGATTGCCCCCCTGAAGCCGTTGAGCGAGGGAATCAAACTGAGTCTTTACGGCCGGAGCGGAACGGGTAAGACTACGTTTTGGGCCACGTTTCCGAAACCGATTCTGGCCGTCATCGCTTCGGGCGGTTCGCAACCGGGTGAGTTGTTGTCCATCGACACCCCCGAGTATCGCAAAACGATTGACCAAGTAGCGCTCCAAGAGTCATCGGAGATACGGCCCCTGACCGACCACATAGTCGAATCCGGGAAGTACCAAACCGTTGTGCTCGATCATGCTACGGGCCTCCAAGACCTAGTGCTCAAGGAGATACTAGGGTTGGACGAGCTACCTGCCCAGAAAAGCTGGGGGATGGCGAAGCGCGAGGACTGGGGTCAGTGTTCGCTTCAGATGAAGGAGCTACTGCGGGCGTTGCTCAACCTACCCTGCAACGTTGTTATCGTTGCTCAGGAGCGGGAGTTCAACGTCGAGGAAAGTGGCGAGTTACTAACCCCCTACGTCGGCAGCGCACTAACTCCGAGCGTTATGGGTTGGCTAAACCCAGCTTGTGACTACATCTGCCAAACGTTTATCCGTCCGCGCATGGTCGAGAAACGGGCTACAATAGGGGGCAAGGAAGTCGTTACGATGGCTCGTGGCTCCGGGGTAGAATACTGTTTGCGAACCGGCCCTCATGATGTGTACATAACAAAGTTTCGGATTCCCCGTGGTACGGTGCTCCCAGACGTAATTGTGGATCCGACGTATGATAAGTTTATCAAACTGGTAAAGGGGCAATCGACCGCTAGCAGCAAGAGCAAAGGGAAGAAACGATGAAAGTGGTCAAGCTAGTACGAAACGAAGACCTAGTGCTGCCGATTCAAGGTAGCGAAGCCCCGAACCGTCGCGTACCGAAGGCGATTCGTGTAACGGTCGTTAGCGTAGAAAGACGGGAGAACCGTCTAGACGATGAAGTGTGGCTGGGGGTGGATGCGTTAGAAACAAACGATTTACACGCCTCTCAAGCCACGGTCAAGATCGTGTTTCCTCAATCGGTTGGAGGTCAGTAATGGCTAAGCAACGAAGCAAGAGCAAGCTGTTGTCGAAGCTGGGCGAAGCCGGACGCAAAGCGTTCGATGCCCACAAGAACGATGAGACCAACTATGGAGCGGGCGGAGACTTGCCCGCCGGGATCGAGGGCGGTATTGCTCGACTCGTGGAGTGTAAGTTTGACACCTACAAATCCGGCGACTTCGAGGGTGAGCCGTACTTTTACGCTGCCGGAGTCGTGGTCGAACCGAAAGTGTTCGATGGTATTCGGATTGAGGGTCTGCGAACGTCGATCATGGAACCGCTCTGCGATACCCCCGGACGGAGCCGGGAAACCGTCGAGGATCACCTGGCTTGGGTCCTCAACGAGTTGCGAAAACTCGGTGTTGATACGGCCGGGTTGTCGTTCGAGGATTTGGACGCCGTGGTTGATATGCTCAAGCAGGCCGGGCCTTACTTCCGGTTTCGTACCTGGCAGGGTACGCCCACCGAGCAGTTCCCGAACCCGCGGGTGCAGCACCAGTGGCGGGGGGTCTGCGAATACGCCGAATCGGACGGCGGGGAAGCGGACGCCGTAGAAGACGCTACGGGGTCGGACGAAGACGGAGCCGACGGGGCCGAGAATACCCCCTCTGAGGCCGAGACAGGGCCAGACACGCAATCCGAAACGGACCTCGATACTTTGGCCGAGCAGGCCGACCGTGGCGTGCCGGAAGCCGCAGACCGGCTTAACGAGCTAGCCCTCCAGGCCGGGCTAACCCAGGATCAGATCGACGCGGCTGAGACCTGGACCGACGTAGTTGAGATGGTACAAAACGCCGGGGCCGACGGAGATGAGGCCGACGGGGATGATGACGCCCCGTTTGAGGATGAGGCCGACGGGGATGAAGACGAATCCCCCGAGGAATGGGCGCCCGAGGTTGGTGAGATTTATCTGTACCGCCCGCCCAAGGCGCGCAAGTCCATCGAGGTTGAGGTAACCAAGGTTTTCGCTGGCCGAAAGACGGCTACGGTCAAAGCCCTGGACGACAACCGAACGTTCAAAGCCGTGCCTTGGACCGAGCTTCACGAAGGCTAGCCGGGTGCGGCGCATGGTCGTTTCTCCTTGCCTTAGCGGGTCGGCCGGTGGCTTCCTGCGGCCCCGGTCGCGGTTGGTCGCTGGCCGCCCGCCTCTATCTTCGATGGGGGTGGTATGACTACTGCTGCGCTGGATACCGAAACGACTGGTCTAGACCTCTACCACGGAGCCAAACCGTATCTAGTCACGATGGCTTGGGCAAACGGGGAGCAAGAGTGGTGGACGTTTGAGGTCGATCCCCAAACCCGTGAGCCGAAGATAGACGAACGCTCACTAGCGGAGATTCAGGACGCGATAGATCGGGCAACAGTGCTTGTTCTCCAGAACGCCAAGTTTGACTATCAAGCGCTCAAGACGATTATGCCCGACCTTCGCTGGGATTGGTCGAAGGTTCGGGATACCCTACTAGCCGGGCACCTGCTGAATAGCCTCCACCCCCACGACCTAACGACCATGGCGCTGGAGTATCTAGGGGTGGACATATCCGAATACGAAAAGCGGTTGTCGGAAGCAGTCCAGCAAGCGCGGAATCTAGCCCGCCGGCAATACCCCGATATTCAGATAGCCGCCGCAGGACGGCCCGATATGCCGAGCGCGAAGCAATCGGTTTGGAAGTTTGATAGTTGGCTGCCCGCTCAGCTAGCGGAGCTAGAGGGCTACCCCCAGGACCACCCCTGGCGACTGGTAGCAGCCGAATATGCAAATGCCGATAGCGCAACGACGCTAGCCCTTTGGCGGGTACAGCGTCGATTGATTTGGCAACGGAGATTGGTGCGTATCTACAGGGAGCGGCTGAAGGTTCTGCCGATAGTCTGCGCTATGGAACGGCGAGGGATCACCGTAAACCGCCCGAGACTCCGACAACTACGGATGCGTTACCAGCGCGAAAGCCGCCGGTTCGGCAACCGTTGTAAAGCGATAGCCACCCGTCATGGGATGGAGCTAGAGCTACCCCGGGCGGGAAACAACCGCTCGTTGCTAGCGGTGGCGGAACGATTGTTGACCGAAGCGTTGGTTGACGTAGATCGTCTAGCCGAACAAGCCCCCTGGGACCGGGCGGGAACGATGGGAGAAACTATCGGCTCAAAAGCGATTCTCCGTTCATCGAAGACGGGGCAGCTACAGCTAAACAAGTATGCTATATCGAGCTACCTAGACCGGCTACCCCCGGAATCCGATGCCTATCGGTTCCTGAAAGCCCTAGCGGAGAAACGGAAACGGGATACGGCGATCAACTACCTAAAGGGCTACGAGCGGTTTTGGCTACCGACGGATGACGAAGGTTGGATGGTGCTTCACCCGAGTCTTAACCCGACGGGAACAAACACGTTGCGGTGGTCGAGTCAGAACCCTAACGAACAAAATATCAGCAAGCAGGAAGGCTTCAACCTACGCTACTGTTTCGGCCCAGGGCCGGGGCGGGAGTGGTGGTCGCTGGACGCGGAGAATATCGAGCTACGCATACCCGCCTACAAAGCGGGCGAACGGGAGATGATCCGTTTGTTCGAGCGGCCCGGTGAGCCACCGTACTACGGGAGCTATCATCTACTAGTGGCGCATATCCTCCACCCCGAGTTGTTCGAGGAATGCCGGGGTCCGGATGGTGAGATAGATGGTCGGTTGTTCAAGAAAAAATACAAGGCTACCTGGTACCAGTGGGTGAAAAACGGCAATTTTGCTGTACAATACGGGGCCGTCGAATCGAGCGGAACCGCCGACCGTGCTTACCACGTTAAGGGGGCGCAGGCGAAGATTCAGAAACGGTTTAAGCAGATACACCAGTTGAATCAAGAGTCGATTCGGTTTGCTGATGAGAACGGCTACGTGGAAACGTTCCCCGATAAAACCGTGGACCCGAAACGAGGTTATCCCCTAGTCTGCGAACGCACCAGGTGGGGCGGGGTTCGGCCGACGGTTCCTCTGAATTATCGGGTACAGGGAACGGCTTGCTGGTGGATGATGAAAGCAATGATTAACTGCTTTTGGTATCTAAATATGCTGAATCGGAAAGACCCTAGGGGCTACTATATGGTGATTCAGGTACACGATGAATTGGTCTTCGACTTTCCCAGGGGCCGGGGGCCAGAGCCTTGGCGGGAAAACCTGCCGAAGATCATGAAGATTCGACGGCTTATGGAGCGGGTCGGGGATGATATAGGGGTTCCCACGCCCGTAGGTATCGAATACCACAGCGACAACTGGAGTGAGGGGATTCGGCTAGGTTCCGACGGAAGCCCGTTAGACGATGCCTAACACATCCTAGACGACTATTTGGAGGAAGCCATGGACCTGGAACGGGTAGCGAAGCTGCGGCCGATTGATCGGCTAGTCTATTGGATTCGGGAACGGGAGACTATCCGCCAGCGTAAAGAGGCCGGGGAACCCTGGCCCTGGACGGATGATCCGATTCTGAGGCGTTATCGTTTCTGTAATGTTATCCGACGGGATGACCGGGTTAGTCGGTGGCTGATCCGCCACTGGTATAATCCCTATAAAGACCATCCCAATATGCTAATCGCCTGCGCGCTAGCGAGATTCTTCAACCGGCCGGAGACCCTAGAGCTAATCGGGTTCCCGGAGACATGGGAGCCGGAGCGGGTAAAGCAACAACTACGGGCCTACAGACGTCAGGGCAACACGATTTTCAACGGCGCCTATATGGTCAGGGGTAACGATGGGACAGACAAGGTATCGTGCGTCGTTGATTATACGGTCTGTCCTCTAGCCGACAATCCTCCACCGATCAATACCGACAGCATGCGGGAGACCTGGGCTGCGCTGGTGCCTCGACGCGGCATGGGATCGTTTATGGCTGGGCAAATTACGGCTGACCTGCGCTTAGCTCTAACCGGCCAGTGGAAAGACCGCCGGGTATGGGCGCCGATGGGTCCGGGTTCCCGTCGTGGATTGAATCGTGTTCTAGAGCGACGCCTGAATCATCCCCTAAACCAAGAGGCGTTTGAGAGCTACCTCACTGAGCTAATAAACAACCTAGAACCGAAGCTACCTAGAGGACTAACCCGACGCATGGAAGCGATTGACTGGCAGAATTGCCTGTGCGAGTTTGACCGATACGAACGGACGCTGTTTAATCAGGGCCGACCTAAGAGAATCTATCGTGTGGAGAATTAGCCATGACCACCGTGATTCAGATTCGAGGAACATCGGGTTCCGGCAAAAGCACCGTCATGCGTGAAGTCTTGAAACGATTAAACCGAACCCTGTATCCCGTGTATCGACCCCGACGGCGAAACCCTTTGTACTACAAGAGTGAGGGTATAATCGTATTAGGCCATTACGAAAGCCCTTCCGGTGGCGGGGATACGATAGGAAACGCCCGAGCTATCTACCAGCTGATTCAACAGGTGATAACCGAGCACGACCCCGCCGTTGTTCTCGCGGAGGGGCTATTACTGAGCGAAGATGTTAAGTGGAGTTCACAGTTGAATCGGCTCAAGGTTGTGTTTCTGACCACCCCGATAGACACCTGTCTAGAGCGGATACGGAAACGGCGGTTGAGTGTTGGAAATACGAAGCCACTGAATACGTTTAAGACGGTTAGGCGGGTGAAGGTTATTGAGCGGGCTAGACAGAGGCTTACCGAGGCTGGGGTCGAGTGTCGGCGAGTTACCTGCGAACAGGCCCCTGACCTAATACTGCGTTGGATAAGGGAGTCGATCAATGCCAAAAACCAAGACTGACGAAACCGGCTATGCCTACTTCATGCGACCGGAGCCTTGCAAGTACCTAGGCCCAATCGAGCTAGAGGATGACCCCCTACTCCGCCGGAAGATGCGAGTACGATGGGCGGAGATAGGTATGGTGCGAAACGCCAAGGAAAAGATGCGCGTCAAGGTGTATCTAGACCCCTACCCGCATATTCGGTTAGAGCGGGGGAAGTCGATTCAGGGCTGGTACAAGTCGAAGCACGAACCGGCCGGGGTACGGCCTCGACCTTGCTATACTGAAGCGCTACTGACCGAGCCATACGGGGGCTATTGTCCCGTGCGATGTATTCATTGCTACGTCAACGCCGGGGTGCGCGGCTATCGGGGCACGGGGCTAGTAACCGTTCCAGTTAACTACGGGGAGCAAGTCGGTCGGGAGCTAGACCGTTGCTATAGGGCTGCCGCCGGATACATTACTAGCTTTCACGACCCGTTCAATCCGCTAGAATCGTGGTATGGTAACTCGATGCGAACGGCCGGAGCGTTCGTTAATCGAGGGCTGCCAATTTTCTTCCTAAGCCGGTTAACCTACCCAACCTGGGCAATTGGGCTCCTACGGCGGAACCCCTACAGCTATGCGCAAAAGTCAATCAATACGTCGGACCCCGATGACTGGCGACGTATGAGTCCAGGGGCTCCACCGCTAGACGACCAGCTACGGGATGTTCGGCGGTTACATGACGCTGGTATCTACGTATCAATTCAGGTTAATCCGGTCATCCCCGGAGTCACTAGCAACGATCAGCTAGTCGAGTTGTTCCGCATGCTAGCCGATGCCGGAGCCGACCACGTGATCGTTAAGTTTGTGGAGGCTGGTTTCTCCTGGGCACCAACGTTGGTTAGCCGGATGATACGAGTGTTTGGCAAGCGAGGTAAGCAGTTCGAGCGGTTGTTCAATCAGAACATCGGCGGGCAGCGAACCGTTGACGAAGACTATCGGATACGCGCCCATAAGCGACTTCGGGCCGCGGCTAGACGATTAGGGCTAACCTACGGGCTATGCTACGAGTATTGCTCAACGGGGAAAGGGGAACCACTAGCAAGCCTTGGGCCTCGATTCACGACAGCGGCTCAGTGTCATGGACCGGCCGTGCCCGTCTATCGACGCCACTCACTCGATGAGCCGTTCCAGCCCCTAGACTGCTGCCCGCCGTCGGGATGCTTGTATTGCGTAGAGCATGAGGGAGATGTGCCCCCATGCGGAGATACGCTCATGGGCGAAGCGCGGAAGCTGCGACTGAAAGACCTTCAACGACCCTGGCGGGGTATCTAACGGGAGACCGAACGATGAACAAAGACGCTTTACCGGCCATCGAGTTTGGCCAGCGGCTAGTCGATACCCTGGACCTTGATCCTCTGTACGTAGCGCTCTGGAAAGCGGAGCTACCCCCGGACCAGCTACGTCGTTGGCTAGTAACCTACTGGTGCTACTACCATCCCGGGGTCTGTGGTATCGTTAGCGAGATAGCCGACTCGACTGAGTATTGGAAGGGTATGATGGCTATAGTCGAAGGCGGAACCCATTGGCCTAGAGGGGTTGAGCGTAGGCACTTCCGGGGGCGGATAGCCAAACGGGCTATCGGGTATCTACGCAATCGTTTCCCCCAGGGGGCGGGAGCCGTTATTGACTGGTTGATCGAAGCCGGGCCGAAGGCCGGAGACGTGATGCGACGGGTAACGGAGTTGCCGGGGTTTGGCGAGTGGATTAAGTGGAAGGTTCCCGATATGCTAGAGCGACTAGCTATAGCGCCCATCGAGTTTAGCGAAGCCGACCTGGACGACATGTTCGTTACATCAAAGCAGGGGGCAAATCTAGTAGCCGAACGATACCTAGGCGGGGGAACGCTAGTTGACGCTCATAGATACCTACTCGACGGGTTGGGCGAACGACTAGCGCCTCCCAGAGGCGAACGGGGGCTGAACGTTCAGGAAACGGAAACGGTTTTCTGCAAGTGGAAGTCGCACCTATCGGGCCACTACTACATCGGGAAAGATGTTCATGATATCAGAAAGGCGTTGCTTAGATATGCCAAAACGAGAACCAACCAACGATTGCTCCAACACCTGCCGACGCTCTAGGGGCCGGGTTGTTCATGGTATTATCCGAGTAGGCACCCCGATAGAGTTTCGTGAGGAATGGGGGCTGTGGGTGAAGCGCGAAGACCTAGCCTGCCTACCCCCTGGCCCCTACTTTTCCAAGATTCGGGGATGCTATCGGCGAATTGCTAGCCGCCCTGAAGCGGTTATCGGAGTGCTAGACACCTACCATAGCCAAGCCGGAGCGGCCGTCGCCCGAGTCTGTAGGTCGTTAGGTAAGCGATGCCTCAACTACTATCCCGAGTACAAACGTGAACCAGGGCCGAGGGCCCCCCAGCGACTAGCCCAGAGCTACGGAGCGGAGCTAGTCGGGCTACCCGCCGGAAGATCGGCTATCCTCTATCACCAGGCGAAGAAACTATGCCAAGCCGAAGGCGGTTATATGATGCCCAACGCGCTGAAGCTACCAGAAACGGTGGCGGAGACAGCGGCCGAAGTGCCTAACCGTCCGTTCCGTTACGTCCTGATTCCGGCTAGTAGCGGAACGATTGCAGCGGGGGTTATACGAGGGTTCGTTGAGCGGGGGATTCAGGTGGCTAGGTTTCTGATTCACCTGGGGTATTCCCGGCCAGAAACAGCCGTGTTGAAATACTTGTTGAAGATGTCAGGAGTAGATGACTTCCCGGTTGAGGTAATTGACGAGGGTTATCAATATCGGGATACGGCCCGCCCCGGACCGACACCTGATTGGCCTTGCAATCCGTACTATGACCTAAAGGCGTTTCGTTGGTGGGTGCGAGAACGGGAACGTTACCCGGATACGCTGTTTTGGAATATTGGCTGAGCAGGAGCTAGGCCATGGCGAAGAAACAACGGAAGAAACGGCAACGACTATGGGGAATAGCTAAGTATCACTGGCTCGACCCGAAGTATTGGACCTATGGAGCGGAGCACGAGCTGTCCGACTGGGACACCCGCCGGGGTTGGGAGGGCTACGGTCGAGACCCAGAACCTCAGATTACAAACACGAACGGAATAGCAGGCGACCCAACGCTGAAAGACTACCCGTTTGGAGCGGAGATTAACACCCCGCCGACCGATACCCCGGACGGGCAGGCCCAGCTGTTCCATGAGTTTCTAACCCGATTCCCTGAAACTAGAGTAACCCACCGGGCAGGTACCCAAGTCCATATCCGGGTTCCCGGCTTACGGGAGCGGGGTCTTGAGATTCTGAAACGGATACAAACCAATTGTCTCAATTTGCGTCCGTTTCTAGAGGTCATCGACCCGCTAGATGCCGACTATTATCCCTGCGAAACAACGGCCGATAGGAAGTTACTGAAACAGTGGCTAGCTCATATCAAACGGAGTCATTGGACGATTATCCCCGAATACCGAGTTCGTAAGCAGCTAGAGGCTAAAACCGTTGAGGAGCTAATCAGCCTAGAGTGCCCCTGGTCGAAAGCGGGAAAGCCGCTATACCACGCCCAACCAAGGCCGACGGTTAATATCCGGCAGCTACTCCAAAGCGATACAATCGAGTTCCGGCCGTTTTTCCAGGCGGAAACGCCGGAGCAGGTATTGACCGCTATAGAGCTATGCCGTGATCTACTAATCTGCTTGATTGAGGGAACCGACCCGCTAGCCGTCTATTGGGAACGATACGCGCATCGGGAGTTTCCCCCGAGACCGAAGTTTCTTGGGTGGCGAGAACGTCGTTGGCAAGCAACGTCTTACTCCAAGAATACAAGAGCCATAGTCGCTAGAAACCGGCAGGCCATTCTAGAGGGGAGATTTGATGATGTGTCTAACGAACCGTACAAACACCTGTACCCATAAGAAAAGACCCCCTAGCCGATACGGGGCTAGGGGGCCTAGGCTGTGGCTATGGCTGTTTACGGGGCCGCTATACGGCCTTACGGCCCTTAGGGGTAATAGCGTAGTATGTTCCGTCGGGGTGCGCTTCAATCTTAACCATTCCCTGGTTGAGCAGGTTCCCGCTATGAACGGGCCGGGCGTTGATATCGGGGTTGACGTACCCGGCATATTTGCCGATGACCGACGGGTGGACTTGGGCTGCTTTGGCCAGTTGGGTACGAGACATAGGCTTTCCAGACTTGGCGAGCGCTCGGAGAATCCGAACGTGGACCTTGCCCAACGCCGGGCCGTTGCTCTTGGCCGGTTTCTTCGCGGCCGGTTTCTTCGCGGTCTTGGTGGTCTTCGTGGTTTTGGGGGTACGGGTCTTAGCCATTGCTCCACTCCTTCACGAACGGGTTAACGAAACGAATAACGTTCAACCGACACCTCCATTATAGCTAATCCTATCGGCAAGTCAAGGGGTTTTCTTGACCGATTTTGGAAAAAGTTGTAAGTCGTTATAGCTAAAGGGTTTACGATGATGATTTTGCTGGACATGGATGAGGTTCTAGCCGACTTTGTGGGGGGTGCTTTACGGGTCCACGGCTGGAATTGGGAGCGGCTACTAGAGCGCAAAGAGCCGGGAGCCTGGTCGATTCTCGAACCTATGGGTCTAAACGCCCGCCAATTTTGGGAGCCGATTAACCGACTAGGGGCAGAGTTTTGGGAGCGGCTAGAGCCTACCCCTTGGTTTTGGTCCGTAGTCAAGTTGGTGGAGAACCAGGGGGTGCCGTGGCTAATCGTTAGCGCGCCGTCGATGCACCCCGAGTGCGTAGCCGGAAAGATACGCTGGTTGCGAAGATACTTCGGGGAAACGTTCGACCGCTACGTGTTTACGCCCCATAAGACAGCATTAGCCCGACCCGATAATGTTCTCATAGACGACCGGGAATCGACTATAATTGGATTCCGCCGTGCGGGCGGGAAAGCGATTCTGTTTCCGTGTAGTCAAAACCGACTATACACCCACGACCCGATACGTTACCTCAAGCAGCGGTTGTCTGAGGTTTTGTCTGAATCCCCTAATGTCGAAAGGGTACGCCATGGAAGTCAGGTACGCGCACGTTAACCAGGCGTTTCAAGATTTGATTGGCTTGTTTTACCGACGGGCAACAGACCACGCGAAGTTAACCGACCCTGACATCGGCTATCGAGACAGTCGGGTAGGCCATATTTATCAACTGACGGAGCCGTTGCTGATCGAGTATCGTATGCCGTATCTTCGGGTATTGCTTAATCAGCCCCGAGATGCCAACCCCGTCTTTCACCTAGTTGAAACCGTCTGGATGCTGGCCGGTCGTAACGACGTAAAACCCCTGACGCTGTTCAATCGGCGGATGGCCGAATACAGTGACGACGGTTGTACGTTGTCGGGAGCCTACGGACACCGCATGAGGCGATACCCGCCTCTGAGTATCGACCAGCTAAGACTAGCCGCCGATGAGCTCAAGCGTGATCCCAACACACGGCGGGTAGTCGTGGCAATATGGAACCCCGAGATTGACCTACGGGGGTTGGCGAGCGGTTCCAAAGACCTGCCCTGCAATACGCATCTGTATTTCATGGTCGAGAAAAACGGTCGTCTGAGGATGACGGTTTGTAACCGCTCTAACGACCTGGTTTGGGGCGCACTAGGGGCTAACGTAGTCCACTTCAGCTATATTCACTCGGTAGTCGCTAGTCTATCCGGTTATCCGCAGGGGAGTTACTACCAGTTCACGAACAACGCTCACGTCTATAGCTTTATTTTGGCCGGAGCGAAGACCTGGTTGGACTGGTACGAGTTGCCGAGTACCCGGCAGTTGCTGAGCGACTATGTGTCTTCCCCCAGAGGGCCGGAACCCGATGGGATCGCGTTGGAAGAGGCCGGAGCGTTTACCGATAGTCTGGTAGGATACCAGCACCTGCTCGACCCGGATGCTTGGAAGAGTCAGTGGCTGGCTAAGGTAGTCGCCCCGGCCGTGAATAGCTTTTTCTGTCATCGAACCGGGAACGTGGAAGGGGCGACTCGGTGGATGCGTCGTGTAAAAGACTTCGGTTGGAGAAACGCCCTAGCCCTCTGGTTGGAGAAACGTCATGGCCGACTTCCCGCCTGTTTTGACTAAAGCCGACTTCGTTGAGCGGTATATCCGAGGCGAATTTGGTAATCACTCCCCTACTTGGGGAACGCGCCAGGAGTATTTAGCCGACGGATACAAGGGGCTAGTCCATATCCGCAACCGGGTAGCCGGAGCGCGGACCTGGTATAACGTTCCCCCAGAGGGGTTCGAGCGGGCGTGGGCGGAAGCCCTACGCTACTATCGGGCCGACCAGTTGTATATTAGCGCCATGGCCCCCACTGATAAAACCGTCTTTCAGGGCGAAGTTCAGCGGGGGCTGTGGGGCCTCGACCTATACTACAGTTGCGTAGCTCGACCGATGCGCGAAGCATTACGCCTCCAAGGACGAACGGTTAGAGGTGTGTTCGCGTTGTGTCTGCTGCAACGATTCCTATGCCCTAACAGCTATGAGTGGCTCCAGGTCTTACTAGACCGCTACCCCGATCACGTAGTTGAGTTTTCCACCTACTCCGTGAATTGGGGAACGCTGCCGGGGTATAATACGGTTTTCTGGGAAGTTCGTTTGTACTAGTGAGGGGATTGACGAATGGATGTTAACGAGTATCAACGATTAGCGAAGCGGACCGAATGCGTCCAAGGAGCGGCCCACCATCGGTTGGCTAGCTCGGTTACTAATACCCGACTCAATCATGCTCTTATTGGCCTGATGGGGGAAGTCGGGGAATTGGCTTGCGAATGGGAGAAACACATTCACTACGGTCAACCTCTCAATCGGGTTCGGCTGGTTGAGGAGCTAGGCGATATGCTTTGGTATATCGCGTTGGCCTGTAACGCCTTGGGGATGTCTATGGAGCGGGTGTTACAGGCCAACATCAATAAGCTGCGGATACGATACCCGGAACGCTATTCAGACGAACGGGCCGCGCATCGGGATTTGGTTGCCGAAGAACAAGCACTCAACATGGTGACGGAGAACGATCATGCCTAAAGTTGCACCGGAAGGACTACGGGTCTATCTGTTTCACGGCCTAGAGCTATCCTGGGAAGACGGTTCTGAGGAAGCAACGGGAGATTGCCCTGTATGTGGGAAAGCCGGAAAACTAGCCGTGCGTACCGATGATGGGCGGTTTCATTGCTGGGTATGCAACTGGGCCGGAAACGCCTACGGGTTTTTGAAGTGGCTTTGTGAGATCGGCCAGAAAGCGGGTCGAGTGGAAGACCTAGAACCCCTGGCAGAGGAACGGGGTTGTCGGGCGGAAAGCCTCTGGGCTTGGGGCGTCTGCCGTTCTCCGTTGCTGGGGGATTGGTTGGTTCCAGCCTACGACCTACGGGGCCATATCCGCCAGGTATATCGTTACACTACGGCTAGAGGCCGACGGGTGCTCCTAGCGACTCCGAAGCCGTTTCGCCACCAGCTACTCGGTATTCCCTTGTTGCCGAAGTCGTCACCGAAGGGGCCGAAAACGATTTGGCTTTGCGAAGGGTTGTGGGATGCCATCGTGCTCTGGGAAACCCTACGGAGCTACAAGCCCCTGGGCCACCGCCTGGTTCCGACAGGTTCCGTAGCAAACAGTCTTGGCCAGGGGGCCGGGGTTTTAGCCGTACCCGGTTGCTCTGTGTTTCGTGATGAATGGGTAGCCCTGTTCAAGGACCGGGAAGCGGTGCACCTACTGTACGACAACGACACCGGGGGTCGAAACGGGATGTTGCGGGTAGCCCGTTTGCTCCATGCCCATGGGGTTCCTCTCACGAAGCTGTACTGTCTGGATTGGGCGGAGTCGAACCTCAGTGAGCGGGAAGGGGCCGACGTTCGTGATCTACTCGGTCGGCCAGACGTTCAACGGGGGGAACGACTCCAGCTGTTGCTGGACTGGACCCGGCCCGTGCCCCAGGATTGGATTGAAGCAAAGGGCGATAGCGGAGCCGACCCCCTACGGCTTAGACCCGCTCGGTGTACGAGCTATCGGGAATTGATACGACACTGGAGAAAAGCCCTCAAGTGGACCGATGGTCTCGACCACGCTCTGGCCGCTATGCTGGCTACGGTAGCTAGTACCCCATTCATCGGCGACCAGCTATGGCTTAAGGTAGTCGGTCCCGCCGCTACGGCGAAGTCAACCCTCTGCGAAGCGTTAGCCGTTGCTCGGCAGCATGTCGTAGCGAAGTCGAGTATTCGGGGATTCCTAAGCGGGTTCCGTACCGAAGACGGGCAGGACTATTCGCTAATCAACCAGCTACGGGACAAGACCCTAGTGATCAAAGACGGGGATACGTTGCTTCAAGCGCCGAACCTTTCGCAGATTCTAGCCGAAGCGCGCGACATATACGACTGTGTTTCGCGGAGTCATTACCGAAACGCGACTAGCCGGGAATACGAAAATGTGCGTATGACCTGGATCCTCTGCGGAACGTCGGCTATCCGAAGCCTAGATCAATCAGAGCTAGGGGAACGGTTCTTGGACTGCGTTATCATGGAGCGGATCGACGATGAGCTTGAGGATGATATCCTCTGGCGGGTAGTCAACCGAGCGGAGCAAGAGATCAGCACCCAGTCCAACGGCAAACCCGAATCGTTCTATAGCCCAGAAAAGGTCAAGGCTATGCGAGCTACAGGGGGTTACGTCGAGTGGCTGCGGGAAAACGCTCCCCGATTGCTGCCTAAGATCAAGATAGACGATACAGCCCGACGGCAGTTGGTTGCACTAGGCAAGTTTGTAGCCTATATGCGCGCCCGTCCGTCCACCCGCCAGATCGAAACGGCGGAACGGGAGTTTGGAGCTAGGCTGGTAAGCCAGCTAACCCGGCTAGCGAAGTGTCTGGCGCTAGTCTTAAACCGTTCGTCTGTAGATCGTCACGTCATGCGTCGAGTCAAGCGGGTGGCCCTCGATACGGCCCGTGGCGTAACGCTAACGGCCTTGGAACACCTGTGTACGTATCCCGAGGGGCTGCGCTTTAGTACGTTAGCAGGGATTATGAATCTGCCCGATGATAAGGCTCGACACTTGCTGCGGTTTCTAAAGGGAATCGGAGTGATCGAGATATATGCCCCCGAAGGGCCGGGTAAAAGCCGGTTACACCAACGTTGGCGGGCCACGGAGCGGATCAAGAAACTCTATCACCGGGTTCAGGTTATTGGTATTCAGCGGCCCGTTCGTTCGACCAAGGAGCGGTCTAATGCCTAAGAGGATCAAGCCCTATTGGAGCACTACCGATCAACAACGAGTGCGACTCTATCACGGAGATGCTACCCGAATCTTGAAGGAGCTACCCGACGCTTGCGTTCAGAGCGTAGTAACTTCCCCGCCCTACTGGTCCCTGCGAAACTATCGGGGAACCGATAAGAGGCTAGAGCTAGGCTGCGAGCCGATAGCCGACTGCGAGCGGAACGGGAAACGACTACGGCGAACGGACGGGCTATGCGGTGAATGCTACGTTTGCCGGTTGGTTGAGGTGTTTCGGGAAGTCAAGCGGGTGCTTCGACCCGATGGGACCGTCTGGCTAAACCTAGGTGATACTTACTCGGGGGGCGGGGGTAGCGTAATGGGGTTGCCGTGGCGGGTAGCCTTCGCGTTGAACAACGACGGCTGGACCCTACGGCAAGACATCGTTTGGGCGAAGCCGAATCCCGTACCAGAGTCAGCAGCGAAGAGCCGTTGTACCAAGGCTCATGAATACGTCTTTCTGCTTACGACTGGAACCAAATACTACTATGATGCCGAAGCCATCAAAGTACCCTATTCGATTGGAGTGATGAAGCAAGCTGCCAAACGTGGGGGCCGGATCGTCACAACTGATATACGCAGCGGATCGGTTGGACACCTGCGAACCGAAGGCCAGTATAGGCTAGGTCCCCTCAAAAACGACGCCCCTAAGCGGGCCATCGAGTTGGACACAGGCCGCAATCGGCCATCGTTCTGGACGATTGGGGTTTGCGCCCACCCAGGGAGCCACTGTGCCGTCTTTCCCCCAGAGTTGGTACGGGTCTGCCTGAGCGCCGGTACGAGCCGATATGGGGCCTGCCCTACTTGTGGCCGGGGTTGGGAGAGGGTTATATCTAGACGGCCCTACACGAACCCTAGACCGACTAAACGGAAAGCCGACTCCCCCTACGGTAGTCAGAGTCGGGAGATGAGTCAGGTAGGCGGGGGTTGCTGGCCTTCGACTACGGTGGGCTGGAGACCTGGCTGCGATTGCTACGGGGTTCCCCGGATCGAAGACCCGCCCCGGAACCTACCGCTAGGTTCTCGGGGGATGGACCGATGGCGC